TTTTTTTATAGTCTATATTCATTTACTTTTTTTTTTATAGTCTATTAACCTTGAGATAATCACGGTGTTCATAAAAAAAAGCGTGAGCGATAATTTATCCTTTATGCGTTACAGAGGTATTTGCTTTCTTTTTCAGGGGTGTTATTATTATCTTTGCTTTTAATTCCTATAATAGGTGTTTTTGTGATATTGGTTAATAAAGATTTAGGGGTTTCGTTAACGAATATTAAATTTATAGGTTTAACTGCGTCTATACTTAATTTATTTTTATCATTAATTATTTTTATTTTATTTGATTTTAGTCTAAATCAATTTCAATTTGTACAAGAATATCATGAAATTAGTTATTTTAACTTTTTTTTAGGTATAGATGGTTTATCTATATATTTTGTTGTGCGCCCTTTAACTAAGAAAAAGCCCGTTCCACTAAGAATCGTAACTGAACTAATGTTATGTAAACCGACTAACTTACTTGATATCGAAATGATTAGAGGAAAGAAGCATGTTAGTAAAGTCCTCAATAAGATTAAGTATAAATTTTATTTGGTGGGCAAGGTAATTTATATTCAAGCTTTTATTATAATGCTGTTACAGAACTATAGGCTGACTTCGAAAATACTTGATACGAAAATTCATTCATTTGCTAGACCTGCTTTATTTACTCTACAACAAAAAATGAGACTATATCCAAATTTTACAAAAAGTGGTTTTTTGCAAAGCGTAAAATATTCAACCACTAGCGGAGCCTCTAAAGACCTTTCTAATATTTCACCTAAATTTTATGAAAATGCCGATACTCAAAAGTTAGAAATACTAAAAGATAATCAAAATAAAAGTGGTATTTATCAATGAGTTAATAAAATAAACGGTAAAACTTATATAGGAAGTAGTAAAAATTTAGGGAAAAGACTTAGAGATTATTTTAATGTTTATTTCTTAGTCAAAAAAATTGAAAAGGGTAAAAGTATGATTTATAATTCATTATTAAAAAAGGGGTATTCAAACTTTACTCTTGAAATCCTTGAGTATTGTGATTCGGCGGATTTATTAAAACGTGAACAATATTATATAGATAAATTAAATCCTGAATATAATATATTAAAAACAGCTGGTTCATCTTTAGGGTTTAAACATAGTGATGAAACTAGAGCCAAAATCTCTAATTCTCTATCAGGAGAAAGACACCCAATGTTTGGGCTTAAACATAGTGATGAAATTAGAGCCAAAATCTCTAATTCTCTATCAGGGGAAAGAAACCCAATGTTTGGAAAAACAGAAAGCCAAAGCCCAAGGTTTGGAAAACGTCATTCTTCAGAAACTCGTGAAAAGATATCTATTTTTAAAGCTGGCAAACCAAGACCTCAAGGGGCTGGAAAATCTTCACAACCAGTCGAAGTAATAGATATTAAAAATAATATAAAAACTAGATATGATTCTATATCTGCTGCTGCATTAGCTTTAGGCATAAAGTCAGCAACTATATCTAAATATTTTAGTAATGGTCAAAAAAAACCTTACAATAGTCAATATGTTTTTTGTCGACGCTACAGTAGTTTAAGTCAGAGTCTAGCAATAATGAAACATACGAAGTGTAATCATAAATGTGTAGAAAAGCAAAATGCATATTTAAGTTCATGATTACTAAAAGGGCTTTTACCCTTAAAGCAGTGAGCTAAAAATATAATATCAGACTTTTTCTTAGGAACTGGGGATCCCCTAAGCCTAGTAATAGGTATCAAAAATTTGACTTTGAAGTTGTGAGCATTAAAATTTGAAAATTTTACTAAAATAAGTGCTTTATTTAATACCAATTCAAAGGGGGACGGAGTGATCGTAGTACAATCACATATGTTATTGGAAGGGTCACAGGAGACAGTAGTCTTAAAAAATAAAGCAGGTAATACTTTACACTTTATTCGTAAAAGACCAAAGACATACGGTTATAATCCATATGATACAATACACTTAAACTCAAGAAGAACATTAGTACAAAAAATTTTTACTCTATTTCTTTTTATTTTATTTTTGGTTTTAACCACTCATGCTAGTAGTTATATAATGGGTGACATTACAGGTGAATTTGTTTTATTTTCAGCTGCTGTACCTATAAAATTTTATGCTAACGCTGATTCTAAAAAATTAATAATTTTAAAAGAAAATGCAGGGAAATCTGGAGTGTACCGTTGAGTAAATAAAGTCAATGGAAAATCTTATATAGGAAGTGCTGTAAATTTATCAATAAGATTAAGAAATTATTTTAATATTAATTATTTATTGTTACATAATATGCGAATATATAAGGCACTTTTAAAATATGGTCATTCAAAATTTGATTTAGAGATTCTCGAATATTGTGAACCAACTCAATGTATCGAAAGGGAACAATATTTTATGGATCTTTTTCATCCCCATTACAATATACTCAATACTGCTGGTTCCTTGCTAGGATTAAAACACTCTGATCAATCTCGGGCCAATATCTCTAAATCTTTAACAGGTGAAAAAAACCCGATGTATGGAAAAATAGGAGAAATGAATCATATGTTTGGGAGAGAAATTAGTGAACAAACTCTGGCCAAGCTCTCTAAATCTTTAACAGGTGAAAAAAATCCGAGGTATGGTAAAAAAAAACCTGAGGGTTCGGGTAGTCCAAGTATTAAAGTAAAAGTATTAGACATCCTCACAGGTATTAGCACTATTTATTGTTCAATTAGTGAAGCAGCAAAAGCTCTTAAGTGTCCATCATCAAGTATTAGTGTGTATTTTCTTCGTAAAAGACAGACACCCATTTTTTTTTATAAAAAAAAAATTGATATTTATTGGAAAAACTGAAGCAATGCAAATAAGAATAGAGCAAGTAGAGGTAAGACTTTACACTCTATTTCTTTATTGAGAGCAAAGACATTTGATTATAATTCAAATAATTCAATACACTTAAATTTTAGTACTCTAGTTATCAGACATATGAGTACAGAGGTATCAAAAAAATGTAATATAAATCCTTGGTTTTTAACTGGTTTTTCTGATGCGGAAGGATGTTTTATGGTTAGTATATATAAATCACCGAAGTCAAGAGTAGGTTGGCGAGTACAACCAGTATTTCAAATTGGACTTCACCCTAAAGATAAAGAACTACTAAATATTATTCAAACGTATTTTGATGGACAAGGAATTTTAACTAGACTTAAGGATAATTGTTTGACTTATAGAGTATTTTCTCTTGAGACATTAGATAAAATTATTGAGCACTTTGAAAAATATCCATTACAAACTCAAAAACGTGGAGATTTTGAATTGTTTAAGTCAGTTGTAATGATGGTAAAATGTGGTAAACATTTAAATACTGAAGGTTTACAAGAGATTATAAATTATAGAGCTTCTCTTAACAATGGGTTAACTCCAATATTGAAAGAAGCTTTCCCTAATTTTATTTTAATACCAAGATTTCATAAAATAGTTAACCCTCAAGTACCTGACCCACATTGATTATCAGGTTTTACTGCTGGTGAAGGTTGTTTTAATATAAATATAGTTAAGAACTCTTCAACTAAAACAGGATACTTGGTAAATTTAAGATTTCAGTTAAGTCAGCATCTACGAAATGAAAATTTGTTAAAAAGTTTTATAGATTATTTCGGTTGTGGTAAGTATTATACTGTAGAGGGTGTTCAAAGTAGGGGGGATTTTGTAGTAACTAGATTGAGTGATATTTTAAATAAAATTATTCCTTTTTATCTAAATTATCCAATTATGGGTATAAAAGCTAAAGATTTTCAATCTTGATATGAAGCCTCAGAATTAATGTTTAAAAAGGAACATTTGACTTTAGAAGGGTTAGAAAAGATTTTAAAAATAAAAGCCAGTAAAAATAATACTCCTAAAACGAGGAAACAGTAAAAATTATATTAATTCCTCTTGTAAAGAGCTTAGTCTTTTACCTGGAGATAATCATTCACCTAGGGGCGGGTATCCCCGTGGCCCCAGTCGCCGCTTGGAGGCGACTGCCGGGGCTAATAATATTTGTACAAAAAATTTAATTACTATATTAAGTATGCGCTCTATTTATAATGAAGTTTCTAAATTTATGGACTCAAATTTACATTTAATTAAGTATATGTCTGTTGAAGATAAAGAGGCGTTATATAATAAGTCAGGAAAAAAGTTGAAGGTGATCATAGAAAGTATAAAAAATTGGACGTATAGGTGCGAACCTATTTATATAAAAAAATCTAATGAAGGTAACTTGTTGTTTTCACATACTACTAAATTAATATCTTTACCATCTCTTAATGATATTATATTGCAAATCGCGATAAAAATACTAATAGAATCTGAATGTGAGAAAAAAATTTTTAATAAGCAAAACTTTGGATTTAGACCTAATAGATCTGTTCACCATGCATTAAACTCAGTTAAAAAGATGAAAGGAGTAACCTGAATTATAGAAGGTAGGGTTAATAAGGTTTTTGAGAATATTCATTATAATATATTAGTTAATATAATTAAGAAAAAATTAAATCCTGATCGAACCCTTATAGGGATCTTTTATAAACTTTTAAACGCAGGTTATTTGGTAAATGCTTGTTATGATATTTATCGTGATTATGTATGAAGGAATGTGGACAAGGTCTTTTTAGGTGGAATAATTTCTCCTATTTTATTAAATCTTTATTTAACTCCTTTAGATGAGTTTATTGATAAGTTAAAAGAAAATTATGCTTTAAGTCCTTTAAAGATATATTATGTAAGGTTTGCCAATGAATGGGTGATAGGTGTGGAAGGAGATGTACAGAATCATGAAGAATTAGCCAAAAAGATCCAGGATCAAATTAGAACTTTCCTTCAGGATGAATTAAAATTAGAGTTAGATAAAAATAAGTTAATTCATCTAGGAAGAGGTTATGCTAAATTTTTAACCCATTATTTAAGATGGTCAATACCTAGTTCTCTAAAATCGCCTTCACCTTCTAGGGGTGTTAATAATGTTTTATTATCATCACCCAAAGTTATAATTACTCCTACAATATTAATTCCATTAAAGGATCTAAAATCTAAGCTTATTGAAAAAGGATTCGCAGATGATACAGGTTATCCTAAATATGTGGGAAAATTATTACATTTATCTGATTATGATATAGTTAAAAATTATAATAGCCTTCTAACAAAAATTTTTGTTTTTTATAATATGGCTGCTAATCGTTCCGATTTAAGAGAATTGTTATATATATTAGAGTACTCTTTAGCTCATACACTTGCCGCAAAACACAGGTCAACCTTATCAAAAATATTTAAAAAATATGGTAAACCTATTGTTGTAAATGTAAGGGGTTTAGGGAAAATAAAATTTTCTAGACCTGATAGTTTAAAGGCAGCATATCTTAATAATAAGTATAAAAAGTTTAGTGTATAATTATAATGGTGATAGGACAAATGATCCTATGTTTAATAAAAATATCTATGTTATAAGGTTTACATAGAGGGTTGGAGGTGGGAACCTTAGGATAAATTCCTTAAGTGTATTGTTTCGATTCTAAAATCGCTTTGTTTACTGTTTCTGGAGAGCCGTATGCGATGAAAGTCGCACGTACGGTTCGGTGGGAGCGAGTTTAATACCCTTAATAAAGTAATACTTTAAAGGGACTATGCTTGCGACCCAACTTATTAACAACAATTATTATCCCTATTTCAATTTTATCTAATTGAACATCTATTTCAAAACATGTAGAAACTTATCTTATAATCATACTATTGTTAGAGACTTTACTATTGGCAGTTTTCTTAGTGTTAGATATTTTACTTTTTTACATTTTTTTTGAAAGTATACTACCACCTTTATTTATTCTAATAGGTGTATTTGGATCTGACAATAGAGTAAAAGCTAGTTTTTACTTATTTTTATATACATTGACTCAACAGTGTAAAAAAACCAAACACCGGGAAAACCCTAAAGCTCTAGTAACCAAAGTAGTAAGAGAAATTTTTTTACCGGCTTTATTAATGACTAAAGGTATGGTAAGATCACTAAAGATGAGAAGAATACTTTCTTCGAAATGGGTAACCGTGGTTCTAAGTCATCCTTTTATTAATTATAAGGGTGTAAAAGAGCAACGAGTAGATGGTTCTTCAAGGTTCAGAAATTTGAATCTTGTAAGGTGTACTCTAATCGCTGAGAAATCAGTTTTTGGGAAAACGATTCATTCCTATTCACATAATAAAATGTTTATGCACACAATGTCAAATAAACAAAATAAAGACTATAATAATTTACCACACCCTTGATTTGTTACAGGTTTAACGGATGCAGAAGGTACTTTTGCATTAGGATTCCACAAAAGTAATGAATATAGAATGGGATATCAAATCACAGCTATATATAAAATTGCTATGCATAAAAAAGATTACCACTTATTATGTACTATACGTGATTTCTTTGGCGTAGGTAAAATTACTAAACATGGAGATACTACTTTACAGTATTTAGTTAGATCTTTAGCTGATTTACAAGTAATAATATCACATTTTGATAAATATCCCTTATTGAGTGAAAAATGAGGGGATTATAAATTATTTAAAGATGGTATAGAATTACTTAAGACTAAAGCCCATCTTAATAAGGAAGGTTTTCATAAAATTCTTTCTATAAGAGCTGCTTTAAATTTAGGTCTTAGTGATGAACTAAATCTATTTTTTCCTGATATTAAAGCTGTAAATAGACCTTTAGTTCCAAATACGGGGGTTATGGATCCTAATTGAATAGCAGGATTAGCTAGTGGAGATGGGTGTTTTCATGTATCTTTACGTAATTCTTTAACAACTAAAACAGGTAAAGCTGTAGTGTTAAAATTTCATATTGTTCAACACAGTAGAGATATAGAACTTATGAAATCATTAATTTCTACCCTTAAATGTGGTAGAATTGAATTAGTTTTAAAACAGTCTGCTGTATATTTTGTTGTTACAAAATTTAAAGACATATTTGAAAAGATAATACCTTTATTTGATAAATCTTATATTAAAGGTGTTAAAGAATCAGACTATAAAGACTTTAAAAAAGTAGCTATGATTATACAAGATAAACAACATTTATCAGAAGCAGGTTTGTCTAACATAAAATCTATTAAGTCCAATATGAATTTAAATCGTAAAGTTTAAAGTTATTATGTGAATTGTCGGTTAGCCGATATGAATTTAAGTAACTCAAAATTAAAGAAAACCCTAATGTGTTAGGTTCATTGTTTTTATTACTATCTATTTTAGCAATGTCATCTATTATGAGTACTACTGATTTTGATACCTTATTTAAAAGAAATTTTATTTATTTTACACAAATTTTTTTATTTTATGGTATTTTTATAGCTTTTGCGGTTAAAACACCTACAATCTTTTTAAATACCTGACTTTTAAAGGCACATGTGGAATCTCCTTTAGGAGGAAGTATTATATTAGCAGCTATTGTGCTTAAATTAAGTTTATATGGTATTTTAAGATTAATTTTACCTATATTACCTAAGGCATATATGGAATATACTTATATTATTTATTTAATAGGGGTTATAACTATAATATATGCTAGTGTTAGTACTTTAAGAACAATAGATGTTAAAGAACTTATAGCATATAGCTCTGTTTCTCATGCAGCAGTGTATCTTTTAGGTGTATTTAGTAATAGTATACAAGGAATTGAAGGGGGTATAAATTTAGGTATAGCTCATGGACTAGTTTCACCTGGACTATTTATTTGTGCAGGTGGTATATTATATGATAGATCTCATACTAGATTAATAGCTTTCTATAGAGGAATGGCTCAAATTATGCCACTTTTCGCAATATTATTTTTTATATTGTGTTTAGGAAACTGTGGAGCACCTCTAACATTAAATTTTATAGGTGAATTTATGTCACTTTACGGAATTTTTGAAAGTTCTTCATTTTTTGGGGTATTTGCTAGCTTATCTATAATATTCTCTGCCGGTTATACTATTTATATGTTTCAAAAGATATCTTTTGGAGGATCCTATTCAAGCAAATTTACAGTTAATATTCCTGATGTTAATAAAAGAGAGTTCATTGTGTTATTAACTTTAGTAGTACCTACGGTAATGTTAGGTATCTACCCTGGGCTAATTTTAGATGCTATTCACTATTCAGTTTCAACATTAATTTACACTTTTGATTTTAACTTTACTGGTTAGTTCCTACGATTAAAAATATAGTCTTATGTTCTGTAAATCGTGAATTTAACAAGGTAGAGTTTAAAGTAAACTGATACAAACTAAAATTTTTAGTTAAACATTTTATTATAATTAAAAAAAAAAGTTATAAATAATTGTAAATTTAATTATTTTAAACATTTAAATCATTTTTATACAGTCTACTAACCTTAAGATAATTACGGTGTTAATATAAAAAGAGTGGATGATAAATTATCATTTATGCGTTACAGAGGTATTTGCTTTTATTTTTTTTTTCTAATGATGTTTAAATCCTTATTTGTAGTTTCTATAATCAGTGCTATTTTAATAATAAAAAAAAAATTTTTTCTCATTTAATAGTAACTTACTTAAAATAACTATTATTTTCTTTATAGGGTTCATTACGAGATTTATGGTCTATTATGTTTTAAGTTAGTGAGGGTGTGGTAAGGGGGAAAATTAACCTTTTTAAGTTTGTAAGAAATGGTTAGCAATGGTTAAAATACAATTTATTATTGTAAGGATTTAAACTATATGAAGCTAGTATAAGCATAAATATTACTGTGTTTTATATACATTATTAGTTAGGTAGCTTTATATCTAAGTGTCTAACCATGGTGGAAAGTCGTTGTATAAAGTGAGGTGGTGTTTCTTGATATGTCAAGATAGGTGATGATGGTATATCCTGTTTAGTGTTTTTACTATTGTAGTTTTGGAATTAATTTTATAGTTTACTAGAAAACTATAGTAGTACATAGTTATTTAATTATAGTAGTTTTGGAATTTAGAGGTCACCCTAATTCTAATTATAATTGCCTCTTTGATTATTTATATTTTTTTTTATTATGGCTAGAATATATACTTTTGTTACATTTTCCCACCTTTCAAGCACAAAGGATAGAAGACATATTTTACACTATTCTATTTTTTATATTAAAGAGAAACCTAGGTTTGATAGGGATAGAATAAAACTCAAATTATGGGAAGATATTGGAAAGGAATTCATTGGATTTTACATAATTGGAGATGATGACATGGAAATGGATTCTCAATTAATTGAAGATATTCAGGATGAAAAAGAAGAATTATCCTTTTTACTGTATAGAGTGCGAATAACTACTTTCTTTAGTCTACCATTTCTTATGTCGTTATTAGAATATACGAAAAAAAACCCGGGGTTATGTTTTTTATAATATGTGAAGGTATGACAGCTAATGCACTTAAAGTAGTTTTTATGGAAAATAACATAACAATTAGCGGAGGTAATAACACATTAAAACATATTCTTTCACCTCAGCAATATTTGTTAACTAAGATTATTAGTACTTTTTATGAGAGTGCTAACAAATTAGTTCATAAGTCCTTTTTAGAAATAGGTCACATAAAATCTTTTAGCAGAGTTCTTTATGATTTTACTTCTGAAAGAGATAGACAGATATTAAAAGTAATAAAAGCTAAAAAGGAGGCTTATTTAAAACTAAGCAAAGCAGATAGGCAGCTACAAAATTATTTTTTGCAGTATGATAAGGATATTAGAATAAAATATAGTAATTCTGATTTAGTTGATGAAGTAAATGATTATTTAAAGAATAATACCCCCTAAAAAACATAATAATAGCAATGTAACACTAACCAGATTCAAAAAAGAGATTTGAGATTTCCACAGTTCTTTAAAATTTTCTTATCATAAAAATAAATTTTCGGAATTTAATAATAGTTTTAACCATAAGTATAATTATGTTAAGGTAAGAAAGTATTCTAGTCCTCACTCTCTTTCTCTGCTTAAAGTAAAATATTTTTCCACTAACGAGGGAAATAATTCAACTAATAAATTGGTTATTAATTCGAAACCTGAACAGGTTGTTTTTGAAAATGGTAAAGCTGTATTAATGTTACCAACTTTGAAACCTTTTTTATGATTAATAGAAAATAGTACAAAAGATGGTAAAATTACTCAACCTGATTTTGAAAAGCATATATGAAAATTTAAAGATTTTCACTCTTCTTTATTAAAAGTCTTTAATAATTTAGAATGTGGTTTCTATAGGTTCGAATGATATTTCTATATTTATGATTTAATTATTGTATATAGAAATATATTGTAATGTAATAATATTTTTATATGTAATGTATTATTTCATAATCTTAATAACTTAAAAATATTATTATATAAAACCCAAAAAAAATTAAACTTTTGCGGGTATTCTAACTAAAGTGACAAGGTAGCTATAATTTTTAATGAAGTTATACAGTGTAATTAAAACTTTTTTTTTAATATTATACATGGCATTCTAAATTTTTTTATGATCCATTGTTCTGATTCGATGCCCGTTGCTAATTTACTTAAAAGTACGATTATTTTATCTAACAACAATAAAAACAATAAATACAACCTAAATATAATGATATCATCTATAAGTATGTGATTTGAAAGATGATTTTTATCTTCAAATGCTAAAGATATAGGTGTTTTATATCTAATATACGCTTTATTTTCAGGTTTGGTGGGTACAGCTTTTTCTGTGTTAATTAGATTAGAGTTGTCTGGTCCCGGTGTACAGTTTATAGCAGATAATCAATTATATAACAGTATTATAACTGCTCATGCAATAATTATGAGTGCGCCGCTGAGCTGTGGTGAATGGTTGGTTCTAATAGAACTCACAAACGAAAGTAGTTGTGTAAAGAACTATCAGGGTGGTGGAGCCAAACTCCATGGGGAAACCCGAACACCTAAGCTGATAGTAAAGGGAGTAGACGGGATTAATATCCGAATCCTAGGTAATACTCCTGATCTAAATCATGAAACGTCTAGGCTAACGAACTTGATCAAACGCATTAACCTTCACAATTGGAACTCTACTAAATGGATAGATAGGGTAGATGCGTTATTTACTTTAATTTTATCATTAGTTTTAAAGCTACTTTCAATAAATAACGGGTTACCTCGCAAAGAGGACAAACATTGCGCAAGAGACCTATCATGATGTGCCATCCCAGGGAACTGCGGGATCACCTACGGGAACCCTCGCTTGGGGGTACCTAAGAACCGAACGAAAAATTCGGGACCCATCATGGGTGGTGACGGAGTCGTCGTAGTAGGAATAAGCGGCCGAAGGGCGACAGTTTCAAATCTGCATGTGAGAACATTGACTTCAAAAGCCGGCAGCAATGCGACACGGGGCAGCGAAGTCGAGAAAACACATAACTCTATCGAAGTAAATATTAAAGTTATAAGTAACTACAAGAACTTAGTGTCAGCCTACGAATTAATCAAAAGTAATCCAGGTAACATGACCAAAGGAGTGAAAAATGAAACTCTTGATGGTATGAACCGAGGATACCTCGAAAATGTACAACGAAAGCTAAGGGCTGGAACATACCAATTCAACCCGGCCCGAAGAATACAAATCCCTAAGCCAGGAGAAAATGAAACCAGACCCTTAACTATAGCCTCCCCTAGAGAGAAGATAGTTCAAAAAGCGATACAGTTAGTAATGGAGAGGTTGTACGAGCCCATATTCCTTTCATCTTCGCACGGATTCAGACCAGGGAGAGGAAGACATACTGCTATGAAGCAGTTGGAGTCCCAATTCCAAAGCGTAAGATATGTGATAGAAGCTGATTTCTCTAAGGCATTTGATTCAATCCATCACGACACTCTTATGAACATAATAAAAGAGCGGGTCAAATGCGAAAAGACGCTCAAACTTATCAAAAGCAGTCTGAAAGCCGGGTTCATTGAATTTGGTGAACTACACAATAACCTAACCGCTGGAACGCCTCAAGGATCTATCTTAAGCCCTTTACTATGTAACATCTTCCTACATCAATTAGACGAGTTTATAGAAGGACTGAAAGTAGAATACCAAAAGGGAACCAAAAGACAGAGGAGTGCAGAAAACACCAAGCTTCAGAACCAAGCTAAGTACTGAAGGATGAAAGGTTATGATAAAACTAGGCCCACTCTATACAAGGCTATAATCAAACAACTACTAAAGTCAGATAGTATAAAAAGGGACGACTCGTACATCAGAGTACACTATGTTCGGTATGCAGATGATTTTGTAATGGGAATCATAGGTAGCCACTCATTAGCGAGAATGATACTGGAAAGAGTTGAAAAATTCGTTAAAGAGCGCCTGAATCTAACGTTTAATGCCGACAAAACAGGAATTGTAGATTTTTCCAAGAACAATTTCGACTTTCTAGGATATAGTAATAAAGCCGCAAGCTCGAAAGGAAAACAAAAACCAATAGAGAAAATAAAACTTGGACAAAAAACTATCACTAGAAGAAAGAAAATTAGAGTGTCCATAGAAATGGATACTAGTAAAGTCTTAAAGAAACTGGTCGAAAACGGGTTTATACGAAAGAGAGTCTCTCATTCCAAACACGACGAGCTAGTATACAGGGGTACGTCCAAGGGTAACCTTATAAACTTAGACCACCCGGACATACTTAAGTATTATAACTCAGTCCTGAGAGGGATACAAAACTACTACAGCTTCGCCAGAAATAGAGTCTCTGTGGCAAGAATAGGCTGACTGATTAAAGAGTCCTGTGCTATGACCCTAGCAAAAAAATTTAGGTTGAAAACAATAGCGAAAGTATTTAGGAGATTTGGAAAAGACCTGGGCTACGATGTAAACAAAGAAACTAGACTTTCCTTTGCCGATATCGCGTATACCAAAGCTACCAACATAGCGAAACCTGGAAACACGACACAGGACCCTTTAAAAAACATCGAGAAAGTATGGAACGCTAAATTCACCAAATCCAAACTAGGGGCCACTTGTATAATATGTGGTAGCCCAGAGAGTATAGAAATGCATCATGTAAGGCAAATCAGAGATCTGAAAAACCCGAACCAGAAACTAGATTTCTATACGAGACAGATGGCCGCCATAAATAGAAAACAAGTCCCACTGTGTAAATCCCACCACAATGGACTACACAACGACACGTGAACTAATGAGGAGAGAGCCGCCTTTAATTACGAAACTAAGAGGAAGAGGACAAACAAACCAGGATAAGGGAATGTCGCCCCAATGTCCCACCTTCCGATCTAGAGGTATTGCCGACCTAACCTATAGTATCAGTAACTACCGAGACGGCGCCTAATAAGACATCGCGGTCCGTAACCTGAGCTATTAACATTGGGACCAAGCTCCGGACTAGATAACAACATACTAAATAGAGATCGTAAGAAGACATCTCTGCTCAGTAGTAGACGAACATAACAATCATGCACACTTCGAAAGGGGATCAGAGTCATCAGATATGAAACGGAGAGCCGTATGATTGGAGACAATCACGTACGGTTCGGAGGGCGGTGGAAAATGCAAACGATCCAGGCCGACCCTACTATTCTTTATGGTCATGCCGGCTTTAATTGGAGGTTTTGGTAAAATTCATATGAATACAAAAAGATATTTTAGTACAAAGTCAGAGTCAAATGTTAAAGAGTCAAATGTTAAAGAGTTATGCCGGGTGTAAGCAACTTAGGCGCTGGCTCAGTAATATTACCAAATTCCGGGGACGTCCGATGCTGAAGATACGAAGTTGTGGTTGAAAAGTACCATAATGGCTTGGAGGTAATGCTCAAAGGTTAGTAACAACGCTTCAGTGACGAAAGGAAAGGATTATCGCGGATCTAACCTCAATTTATTATCTAATACTATAATACAACAATGTCAGAGTGTGCTATAATATTTCATATTAAAGTGGGAAAAGAGCAACGAGTAGATGGTAGTATCCACATTATTAGCCATAATGTGGTTAAGGTGTACTCTAGCAGCCTGGAGACAGGTGGTAGAAAGAAAGTCCGAAGCCCCTTAAAAAAAAACCAAAAAAAGTAACCAGGTGAGGAACCAGGGTTAGCCGATATGCCAGACATCGGCGACGTAGTAAATCTACCTTAATTGTATATAACCAGCTTTCCTAAAATCTATGAGTAACCGGGAGGTGTCCATGTGTGAAAGTGTTCAAGGTAAAGGTTATGAAAACGCAAATGTTAAAACAGAATCAGAATTAAGATCAAAAATAGGATCCTACCTAGCAGGGCTAATAGAAGCTGATGGATCCTTTGCTATACATAATAAGGATTCTAAATCTAAAATATACCGTCCTAAAATACTTGTTGTATTTAGTTTAGCAGATGAACCTTTGGCTAATAAATTAGCTAGTGTTACTAAAGCTGGGACTGTATATATTAAGAAAAATGCAGGTTGTGTTATTTGACAAATTCAAAAAATAGAAGATATGATAATAATTATTAATATTATAAATGGTTTTTTCAGATCAGGGAAAATATTTGAATTGCACAAATGTATTAATTGGTTTAATGAAAATCTTAATACTAAGATCGATATTTTACCTTTAGATTCTTCGAGTATTGATAGCAATGCTTGATTAGCGGGATTTTCACAAAAAAAAGTACGTTTTTCTATTTCTAGTGATAATAAACTTAGAGTCATATTAAATTTCAAATTAAAAATCAATATTTATTTAGCTAATTCTAACGAATCATGTTTGTTACATTGGTTTTCACTTTTTTGTGCAATAAGTAAGTATTTTTGTACTAATTTTATTACTGAAGTTCAGTATTATCCAAAATGTACATTTATCATATACGCTTATCCGTTAAAAAGTAAGAATAAAGTTATAGAGTATTATAGTAAATATCATTTATCTGGTAAAGTATATTTAGATTATTTACTTTGATTTGAAACTTTTAAGATAACAGGTGACAACAACTTAGTTAATATTCAAACTAAAGATAAATTAACCAACTTAAAATCTAAATTCTTAAATACTATGCCGTATAATTCAAGAACTACTGAGAACTTAAATTATTATTTATCTTGTAGCAACAAATCTAAGTTAATAGGTAAAAGAAGTTATAGTACACAAATAGATAATAAAAATTCGAGTCTTTATATAAATAAGGCTTGACTTTTAACGGGATTTTCTGACGGTGAAGCTAACTTCTACTTATCTATATTAAAAAACGATAAATATAATATAGGTTTTTCAGTTCAACTTTTTTTTGGAATTAGTTTACATAAAAAAGATAAAGCTATTTTAGAACTATTTCAATCATTTTGAGGAGTCGGAATAATAAGAGATAATCCGGGATTTGTATCATTTAAAGTAACTAATTCTGAAGATTTAAAAGTAGTGATAGATCATTTTGATAATTATCCTTTAATTACTCAAAAATATGAAGATTATCAATTATTTAAAAGAGCATTTCATATATTAAAATCAAAAGAACATTTAAGTCTTGAAGGCTTAAAAAAACTAGTTATGATTAAAGCTTCAATGAACAGGAACATTATACCTTTAGCCTTGAGTACTGTTTTTCCAGATCTTATACCTGTTAAAAGACCTTTAACTCAAGACCAAGAAATCAAAAATCCTTTTTGATTATCAGGTTTTACTAGCGCTGAAGGAAGTTTTTTTGCATATATTTATGAAGACACACGTTCTAAATTAGGTAAAAAAGTTAGTTTACGGTATTCTTTAGCTCAACATTCTCGTGATGAGGTATTACTTAGAAGTCTAATACAATATTTAGATTGTGGCCAAGTTAATATAAGAGCAAATGGAAATGCAGTGGATTTTAAAATAACTAATTTTGATAACCTGATTAATAAATTAATACCTTTCTTTGTATCTTATCCTCTTTTGGGTGCAAAAGCTTTAGATTTTAACGATTTTTGTAAAATTGCTGAGTTAATGAAAAATAAAGCACATCTTAATCATCAAGGATTAGAAGAAATTATCAAAATAAAAGAAGGTATGAATTTAAAAAGAAAATAGTAGAGGATAAATATAGTTTATTTGTAGAGGAAGAGAAGAGGGGGAAATTTCCTATAAATATAATAAAAAGTATTTTATGTTAGATTATACACATGAGAGAACGTAAGCTATATTTTATGCTAGCCTTCTTAACATTTATCTTTTTTTAAATTTTTCAGATTAGAAGCATAGCTCTTATCTCTTTAGTTTATGTAAGGAGGAGAGGGTAAAACTTCCGTCGTTATTTTATTAATGCAAATTTGGGATTTGTTATTTATTATTGTAGGTTTAACACTATAAGGGTGTTAGATTACATGCGTACGCCTAAAATAGAAGCACTACATCGTGCTATAAATTGGTTTAATGAATTTTATAATTATAATATAGATTGCTTAAGTTTGGATCAATCACCTATAGACAGCAATGCTTGGTTAGCCGGTTTCACCGACGGCGATGGTAATTTTTCTATTACATTAACTGATAGAAAGAAAAAAGGAAACATTATTAGTAAAAGAATACAAACTTTTTTCCGTATTGAGTTAAGACAAACTTATCATCGTGATGTAACAGTAGAACAAGGCGGAGCTAGTTATTTTGTAATATTAAATAAAATAGCCATGTATTTAGGTGTAAACTTGTATTCTAGAACCAGAGAACAAAAAGATAAAGTGTTTTATGCCTTTATGGTTATATCTCACAGTGCAGCTAGCCATGTTAAGGTTATATCTTATTTTGATCGTTTTCCTTTGTATTCTTCTAAATATTTGGCTTATAAAGATTGATCCTATGTGGTTGAACAAGCTAGATTACGGGCTGGTAAAGTTTTAACTAAAAAAGATGTATCAGAAGTTGAAACAATTAAAGCACAATTTAATAGTAAACGTAAATCATTTGATTTTTCACATTTAGATAATTTAGCTTAATACCCTTGGTTCTTTTGGATTTTTTTACTCATCCTTTCTTGTATTCATATAAAGAAATTGCCGTGGGTAGTAGCAATATTACTCTTATTACATAACTATATGCGGGAAACTCCTAAAGTCTTTTTATAAGTGTTGTGAAAACTTTTTAGATTAATCTAATTATTTTGAAGCGTACACAACCTTAAATATTAAAAAGAATATCTTTATATTAAAAAAAATATGATTAAAAAATGGACAATCCGCAGGAAACGAATAAAAATCATTTTTGTTTGTTGTTTTAATAGGATCCTCAGAGACTATACGCTATGCTCCTTTAAGGATGAAGATATAGTCCAAATATAACTTAACGGTTATAACAAATTGAATTTCTTACTACCATTAGGTTTAGGAGGTCCTGACATGGCAAACAAAAAGGGTCTCCTTGAGAAAAAATTAAAAGCTTGTATAATAATTTCAAGTAATATCTCATTACAGCAATAACTTAGCTTCACTTTTTATCTTTATTAAATACATACACTTTGTTTTTTAGATATATACACTTTTGGTTTATAGATACACTTTTAGTTTTTTTTCAAAAGAAGAAATGCCGTTAGAAAGTGTAAATTTTTTAATTATTACTTCGCTATATGCATGTAAGCCCTCGATTTTTGAATTTATTTTTCCAGTAAACAGATGCATAGACAATTAATTTGAGTTATAACTTATAAAGTTTTTTTAAGCTAAATTGGTCGTAATACTTTTGCATACATGGGGGAATTATGCAAGAAACCAAAGTAATTTTAATTACAAGTAGGATCTTCAGAGACTACACGCGAAGCCCCTTACCTATAAAGGAGGGTGAATATATAGTCCATATTTATCCCAAAATAAAGGGGTAAAATGATTTTCTTGTTTAATAAAGTTATGGATATTTTTAGGTCTATGTATACGTAATATACATTTTATTTATAGTTTTGCTTGTGTTATTTCTAGTTTTTATAATTTTATTTATATTAGTGTTCTTATCTATCAAAATTTGGAGTTGAATAGTATCTTATATTATCTAGGTGAATTATTAGATGCATATAATTTAATGATGAGCTCTGGGGATGGTTCAGGGAATGGTAATTTCCCTGGAGGTGGTAATAACGGAGATAATCCTGGTGGAGGAGGACCTCAATGACAGCCATATGAATACCATTCGCACATAAGAGAGGATGGTAGATCATATCCAACAAATAATATACCACCGTCTACCGTTCTTCAAACCTATGATCCTGCAGGTAATATACCTCCCCAGAATGATAGGGAAGTAGGTGTTCTTATGCAATATAGATTCAACCATAATGTTAGATCATTAGGTTATAATAATTTTACTGTTTCAAATACTTTTAATGGTGATGGAATCGTAGATAGAATGGCTAGGGAGAGATTACTACAACATATTCTTGGATATAGATCGCGTTTGCCTACTGCATATAGAGAGTTGGATGTTTATAGTGATACTCCTCGGTGAGATCGTGTACGAATTACTTCATTTTTAATTAATTCTCTATATAATAGCAATCGTTAGTATAAATAACAATGATTATAAATTACAATTATTAGTATTAATAAAATTGATTATTATACATAATAATGACTAGCATACTGTCTTATACTATAAATAAAAGATTTCCTAGACTTAATAATATTAGTTATTTGTCTTTAATTCCTAGTATTGTACTATTTCTATTTGCTGGTGGAATAGAAAATGGTGTAGGGACAGGGTGAACTCTTAATATGGAGTACTTTTTTTTATTTTGTAAATTAGAAGGTTATAAACTCTTTTCGATGCGTGAATATCTCCAAAACAATGAAATAGGATACTTACGATTGCCAAATAAATCGTATGTTAGAATGCTTATGACACGGGGACAATATGCCTGGGTAGCAAAGAAAAACTTTGTTACCCATCAGAGACTTAACAAGGAGTATCTTGTAAAAAATGAAAAAGAGTGATTTGAACAATGATTAGTAGGAATAACAGATGGAGAAGGTACTTTTGGTTTTTATATACAAAACAATAAATGAACTTTAGGGTTTAAAATAGCTCTTTCTTTATATAATTTAAGAGCGCTATACTATATCAAAACTAACTTGGGTATAGGAAACATTACTAAAGATGGTACTAAAGCACAAATAGCTATAAGAGATAGGAAATTTTTAGAAAATGTAATATTTCCTATTTTTGATAAGTATTTTATTTTAACTAGTAAATATTTTAATTACATGAAACTAAAAAAGACATTTAGTGTAGTCAATAACTCTAATTTGGATAAATCACAAAAAAATGAACTTTTATTTGGATTGAAACTAAAAACTATCCCTGAAAACTATAAATCTCCAGCTTGAAAAGACATAAGACATCCATTAAATTATGATTACATATTAAATGTGATATCTAAACCTTGATTAAGTGGATTTGTAGAAGGAGAAGGTAGTTTTTATTTAATCAGTAAATATACTAATAGAATAGTTCATGGTTTTGGTATAAGTCAGAAGTTAGATAAAATAATTCTAGAAAGTATAGCAAAACTATTACATATTAAAACCCTTATTAGATATAAAGAGAAACATAATTATATTTTGGATACTACAAATTCTAGGGCAGTAAAAAATATAATTAAATATTTCAAAGATAATTTAATAGGTATGAAAAGTGTTGAATACAAAATCTGAGCTAGATCTTATGTTAAAAATAAATGAAACTTGGATAAATTAAATTCAATAAGAGAAATAATGAGAAAAACCAATAAAAAATTAGTATCTGATAATGGTATGGAGCAAACTAATAACTTTGAATTGTTGGATTGTAAAGGAGTTGGAAATGCCAAGCCACGTAACGGCTTGGCTAGTAATAACCCTTTAATTAATAATAGCGCATTTAATAAACTAGAATGATCGGATTGTTCTGTAAAAAAAAACTGTTATCATACTAATATAAATATATTTAACAAAAAATTAAATAACTATTTATTTAATTACTTTTTATTTTATTACTTTAACTATCTCTTGAATAAACTAAAAAAATATAAAGTAATTTACTATATTGTTGTTTTGGTTTATTCTATCTATAGAAATATAGATAAAATGTTGTTAACCCGCCAAGGTTTATTTTTATTATTAGTTTTTGGTTTATTAACAGAAGATATTTTGGGATATTACCAATATTTTTTTTCATTATATATTATAACTTTAATTAAAAATTATCTAAAATCTAATGAAGAAATATTATATAATTACCCTAATATTAGAATATTTTTAATAGCTCTTCTGGATTTTGTACAAGGATTACTATTAATAATGATATTAAACATTATAAGTTCTACGCTGGTATCTTATTTAAATAGAGTGTTTGGTTATATACTTAAAATGTTTGGTCAAGGAAATAATAATACTAAAAGCCAGGGTGGAAATAATCATAATAATCCTAATGGTAATAATCCTAATAAACATAAAATTTTTGTTAAGGATGATGGTGATAGTAGTGAAGAGGACCTTGAAAATGGGTATCGCGAGACTTCTAAAAGAATAAGTGGCTGAACTCCTGTAAACTATCAAGTAGAAGCAAACTCTGAAGTAGAAACAATTTATGATTCAAAAGGGAGAATATCAGCAAAAGTATATTACAGGTATGAAAACGTAAATGGTCAATTAGGAAAACGTATTTACAAATCTGATAACTATAAAAAAGGTAGATATTTATCAACTTTATATACTGAAGAATAAAATGATATTTACAACTTGTTTTAATAGTGTTATCTTTTTTTATTTCTATCATCACGGTTTGTTTTATCATTTGGTATTATCAAACAAAAAATCTTAAAATGATATTTATGAATATAATTTAAATTTTTTATATCATTTTACAGATTAACTTCAGTAATAACAAAATTATTTATGTAAAAATTATTTATCTAAAAATAGAATAGTTCATAATTAAAAAGCTATACTATGAAACCCTCTAAAATCTAATACCTACTAACTTAAATTCTATATCACTACAAGATAAAGGTATAGTCCGAACAATACTTAAAAGTATTGCGCGTAATGATAATTGTACATACTACAATGAGATTACCAACATTATTGATACCCACCCCTATCAGGTATACAAAGTCATAGTGGTCCAAGTGTAGATTTAGCTATATTTGGATTACATCTGTCTGGTATATCTAGTTTACTAGGAGCTATGAATTTCATGACAACAACATTTAATATGAGAAGCCCTGGTATAAGATTACATAAGAGCGTTGGTTTAACGCTATTTTGTGTAAAAAAGAGCCAAACTCCGGGGAAGCCCTAAAGCTCTAGTAACCAAAGATTTAAGGGAAACTTTTAATATGGCCTGACTAATCACCAGGGTATGGTAACAGCACTAGAGATGATAGAAATTGAAATGGGTAATCGCGGATCTAAGTCAAATATTTTTGAGAGTATTTGTAAAAGAGCAACGAGTAGATGGTTCTTCAGTATTTCTAATACTGTAAGGTGTACTCTAGTCGCCGGGAAACCGGTTCCGGGTGAAATTATCTACATAAATTTTTTAGGTCTTAATAGATATACTTACTATTAAGTAATAACTCTTGAGATTTAATTTGTGTAGATATAATAATTTCCGGGTTTATATACACTTTCATTAATTTTGTAAGAATAGATTTTATTTAAGTCACTTAAAAAGATTATTAAAGTTATATAAATGAATAACGAAATATACTACTAGCACTAATGATTTAAACCCTAATTTTATTACTGGGTTCTGTGACGGAGAGTCTTGCTTTTCTCTGACGATTAGTAAAAATCCTAAGCATACTTTAGGTTGAAGTGTTAAATTAGTTTTTTCTATTCATTTACATTCTAAGGAATTAGAGATTTTATACTTAATTCAACGTTTCTTTGGTGTAGGTAATGTAACGCTTAATGCAAATTCAGCTACTTACCAAGTTATAAAACTAAGTGACTTAGCTTGTGTAATGGAACATTTTAACAACTATCCACTAAAGACTCAAAAGTATGCTGATTTTTTATTATTTAAGAAAGCATTTGAGGTTGTAAAGAGTAAAGAGCATCTTACTGAGGCTGGTCTCAGAAGACTTATTAGTTTTAGAGCTTCCCTTAATAAAGGTTTACCTGAAAGATTAAAGGTTGCTTTCCCTAATATTGCTCCTGTGCTCAGACCAACCACGCCCAAAATTACTTTGGAGTCAAACAAATCAGAATTTAAATACTGGATGGCTGGATTTATCTCAGGTGAAGGATGTTTTTATGTTCAAACAAGCAAGTCTAAAACACATAAAGCAGGTATAAGCGTTGGTTTACAATTGATTGTAGTTCAAAATATACGTGATGCCTATTTAATTGAAAGCTTTGTACAATTTTTTGGTGGTGGTTCTTTCTCTATTGCAGAAAAATCTGGTATAGCTAGATTTACTGTGTCAAAAATTTCAGATATAGTAGATAATATTATACCTTTTTTTGAGAAATACCCCATTTATGGTGCAAAAGCTAAAGATTTTGAGGACTTTAAAGAAGCATCTACCCTGATTAAATCTAAAGCTCATCTAAATAAAGAGGGTTTAGATAAAATTCTCTTAATAAAATCAAGAATGAATTTCAAAAGAGAATTGCATTAAGTAGTATAGAATTTTTATATATAAAGGATTATATCTAAACTCTTTAAAAGAGTAAAAAGATAGACTAGCCTTTACTTGTATTCATGGAGATTAACATACTTCCAGATTAAAGTTACCACAAAAATTTAGATAAGTAGGTTGTCATTATAGACTTAGAATTATCTTAATAATGTTAGGTCTAATTTGATAAATGTTTATTGTTTTGTGGAGCGAAATTAATATTATTTGCATGAGCAGTTGTTATAACAGCTGTGTTATTATTATTATCCCTTCCAGTGCTAGCCGGTAAAGTAATTCTGCCGGCTTTAAATCAGACTATATGCTGGGAACTTTTAATTAATATAGCTAAATCTGGCTATTTATGTTTAAAACAATCAGCAGAGTGCCTATTTTATTTTTATAATTCAGGTACTTTCAGAGACCATACGTCTGAATATTTTTATAGTTCCTTTTGTTTATCGACTTTTTTACCTACAAAACCTTTAATGTTTGGACGTTTTTCTGTAGATAAATATAGAGAAGATAGTCACCAAAGAAAGTTTAATTCTTTATTTTGTTCTTATATTACAGGTTTAATAGAAGGTGATGGTACTATTATTGTACCCAAAACTCTACGTTCACCTAGTGGTCAAGCTAATTATGCATCTATTGAAATAGTATTTGATGTAAGAGATCTACCATTAGCCATTGTTATTCAAAGAGAACTAGGATTTGGAAGTATATCCCAATCCAATAAGGTAAATTCTTGTCGGCTTACTATTAAAAACGCAGCCGGCCTGGCAACGATGGTTGAACTTATGAACGGTTATCTGAGAACACCCAAAATAATTATGTTCAACCGTTTAATAGGTTTTTTAAATCAAAAATACCCTACTTTACACTTATCTGAGAAAAAAGAAGTTGATAAAAGTGCATTAGATTCCAACGCTTGATTAGCGGGATTTATAGACGCGGACGGAAATTTTTCGGTTAATTTCAACAGTGTTAGTATCGCTTGCTGTGAATTTCGTTTAGTTCAAAGTTCTGTTAACCACTTAAATTTAAGTCAAAGAGATCTTATGTATTCTTTATCTAAATTTCTAAACGTTAAACTTTCAGAAAACACTAGAAAGGAATGACCAGGATATTTAGAGTATGCTGTAAGAACAGGTAGTAAAAAAAGTAATGAAATATTAGTTTTTTACCTTGAACGTTACAGTTTGTTTTCAAGTAAATATCTAAACTACAAAGCCTATAAAGAGGTTTTTGATATGATTATTAAAAAGGAACACCTTACTAAAAAAGGTAAAAAAAAAATAGACTTAATAAAGGAGGGAATGAATAATAAGCGTACGGAGTTTAATTGAGATCATTTATTAAATTTTCACAAAATAGATAGCTAAATTTATTACAGCTGTTTTATTATTATTATCACTACCTGTTTTAGCCGGTAAACTTATTCTGCCGGCTTTAAATTTGGCCATTTTCTGGGAACCGTTATATGAAAGTATATCCCAATCAGCAGGTAATCTATTAAGTTTGAACTTTTTAGAGTACCTCAGAGGCTATACGCCAAAGTATCTTTGTTGTAGTTTAGAATTTTTTACCTTTCCTTTATGCACAACTTTTAGATCCATTCATACTGATAACAATAGTAAAAATTTAAATAAATCTCTCTTTAGTTCTTATTTCACCGGACTTATTGAAGGTGATGGTACAATAATAACACCAAAAACTTTAAGAAGCCCTAAGGGTAAGTTAAATTACCCCGCTATACAAATAGTTTTTCATTTAAAAGACTTACCTTTAGCTTTACTTGTTCAAAAAGAATTAGGTGTAGGTTCATTATCTAGAAAAAAAGGGGTAGATGCTTATATATTAACTATAAATAGCTATGAAGGTATATTGTTAGTTATTTTATTAATAAATGGTAACATGAGAACACCTAAAATACATAGTCTTAATGCATTAATCGATTTTTTAAATAAAACTAAAGGAACCACTATTGAAAAACATCCTGTATCTATAGAGTCTTTAGATTCCAACCCATGGCTGTCAGGGTTTATAGAAGCAGACGCATCTTTTCAAGTAAGAACTACTCTTTCAGGTAAATATCCTAAACTTGAATGTAAATTAGAAATATCCCAGAGACGGGAGGATCACAAAGGATATGATAATATACATTTTTTACGTTATATTGCTGAGTTTTTAGAAACGGAAGTAAAAAAAATCAGGTCGGATAAGCCTAAACCTGAGTATAGAGTTAGAACTACTAACCTTAAAGGTAATATTCGTGCTAAAGATTATCTTTTACAATTCCCTCTATTTGGAACTAAACATTTGGATTCCTTAGATTGAATGGAAGTAGTAGACATGTTTGGTAGAAAGGAGCATAATACAGATGAAGGGAAGGTAAAAATAGTAAAGATCAAATCAGGTATGAACAATTTCAGAACAAATTTTACTTGAGATCATTTACAAAACTTCTACAACTTAAAGATATAAGATATGGTCCGATCAAGCGCGTAAGTGTTTGCGTATCTACACTAAGTTTTAATAACTTTTTAAGCTTAAAGAATAATAATTTAAGCTATGGGATTTCATCCAGTAGATCAACAATTTTAATGGGAATTACAATGGTATTAACAGACCGTAACTTTAATACATCATTCTTTGAGGTAGCAGGAGGAGGTGACCCTATATTATACCAACATCTTTTCTCAAAATGAGTATATCTAGATTATTTAACTTACACAACATTTTTTATTTTTATTGTTCCAAAATTTGAACTACATAATACTCCTAAACCTCACGCATTTGCTAATATACCCCTACGTTCATGTCCTACATCTTTAAATAGCTCTGAACATAGGACTGGTGTATATAGTCAATGACGAAAATATAGAGGTGGAATGTGTAATCGTGAACAATTACATCATTTACAAGCTGATTTGGATCGTGAGTTAGACTTGAGAATAACAGACCCAGAGAAATGCAATCCATGAAAAACTACGGAGCTTAAAAAAGAAATACGTCAAATGAAATTGAATATAGAACAAGAGCCACAAGTAGAACAACAACCACAAGTAGAACAACAACCACAAGTAGAACAACAACCACAACCGGAACCAAAACCACGAGCGATAAGACGAAAACGAAAAATGCAACAAGAGCCACAAGTAGAACAACAACCACAATTAGAACAAGAATCACGAGTGAAAAGGCCAAGACCTAATCGTTCAGGTTGAACAGCTATTAATGATTCTTGATGAAATATTGATGGATCATTTTTACTGCCTTGTATTCGTTTAACTGCATTTTCATCTATTAAAACTATGCTTATTTATTTAACACCATTGTTCTTAGTAACAATGTCTTTACTGTTATCTGCTTTAGCTATTATTAGCATACCTTTTATAAAAAAATTTTGTATTGAGTTATTTAGTATAGATTACATCGGGTTAGCTGTGAATATATTATTTTTAATTATACTCTTTTTAATTAAGCTATTACTTATGATACGTAGAGCTAAAAACTCTGCTGTTCTATATGATAGATTCTTTAATTTTGCAGCTAATCATTATTCATCTTGAATACTATACTTTTTTATTTTGTTACTAAGTGTAGGATTAGTCTACTGTTTTTGTGGTTGCAATTGTGTTTGTGATTGCAATAGTGTTTGTGGTTGCAATTGTGTTTGTGGTTGTACTATTAGTTGTGATGCACCTAGAGCTTGAGAATTATATTTTCAATATAGTGCTAGTCCATAAATGGAAGCTTTTGTTAAACTACATGATAACATTGGGTGTTACTTTGTTATTCCATATATATTTGATAGTATATCTTCTAATAGTACTGTATCATTTAATAGTGGTTTTTGTTTTATTGCATTTTAGGAGAAATACAGTGCCTATTTTCAAAACAATAAAACTCCATCAGAAAACTTTTTAACTTGATTAGTAGGTTTTACTGAAGGAGAGGGTTCTTTTATAGTAAATAATAGAGGAGATTTAGTATTTGTTATTACACAAGCTACAGTTGATAAACAAGTTTTAGAATTTATACAAGAAATTCTTGGATTTGGTAAAGTTATACGCCAATCAGCTATTACTAGTAGATATGTAACACAAAATAAGAGAGAAATAGACATTATTATTAGTATATTTAACGGTAATCTTGTTTTACCTAAAAGACAAGAAAAATTTGATATTTTCGTTAAAGGGTTTAATGAATGAGTTACTAAAGGTAGAATAAGATTAGAACCTGTAATAGTTAGTAATAAATTTATTTTTTTTGATGATGCATGGTTTGCAGGGTTTACGGATGGAGAAGGTTGTTTTACTTGTTCCATAAGTGAAAAAAAAGGATTTAGTTTCAACTTTAATATATCCTAAAAGTGAGAAATAAATCTAAAAATATTAGAACACTTTTGTGTATTATTCAAAGGAGGAATTGTTTCTCTACATTCAGAAGATAATACTTATGAATTTAGACTGGGAGGAGTTAACAATTGTAAAACCGTTTTTCCTTATTTTGAAAATTATGCATTATATACTAAAAAATCTTTATCATACAAACTATGAAAAGATATTCATAAGAATCTTATTAATAAAAATAATTTAGATGTACTAAAAAGACGTGAAATAACTGGGAAAGTAAAAATTATTAATAAATCAGTAAATCTTAAAAGACTAAAGACGGAAAAAAAGTTAGGGTTTTACGTATAAGTTATGACACTATAGGGACAGATGTAAAAATAGATAAGATCTCCAATAGTGAATGTTTTTTGAACATACCTTAGACTTAGTTAATACTTAGTTATTATTACTTGCAACTCTTAAGTTCAAGGTTTATAGGTCTCTATTAAGATTGTTCAAATTTTATATATCTTTATAAATATAAGGAAAGTAATATAAATATAAGGAAAAGTAATATAAATTTAAGGAAAAGTAATATAAATATTAGCGATATTAGTTTTAACGGTCAATAAGTTTATCATTTAAAGACCGTCGGTTATTTAAGCGACCGCTACAGACTGGTTCACTGGTAGATGTCTGAAATGATGCTTAATATACAGTCGGTTTCTTCTATCATTTATGAATGATATACAAGCCCGGAGTTTAAACTACCGGTGCCTAAATTTAACCAGAGAATATAGAAAAGTTAAATTTGAAGAAATGGATTCTTCGGTCAAATGTGGCCCTTTAAATTAAATTTATCGCAACAAACTATAAGCGGGGAGTTCTTTGTAATTTTCGGAGGTACTTTAGGCGTAAGATATATTTTACAATATACCGCTAAAGTAAAAAGCCTTTTAAATAAGAATAATCCGCAAGTAACCAAAGCGCTAAGCTCGTGAGTAGGAACTTCAGAGGCCATACGTTTGTTAAATATAAGATCAATTCATAAATTGAGTAACTCAGGTAGAGATTTAAAATTTAAACAATGATTAGCTGGATTAATAGATGGTGATGGTTGTTTTTCATTATCAAAAAAGGGGTATGCAAGCTTAGAGATTACCATGGATATAAGAGATGAACGAGCATTGCAGACTATTAAAAATGTTTATGGTGGATCGATAAAATTAAGATCTAATGCTAAGGCATTGAGATATAGATTACACCATAAAGATGGTTTAATAAATCTTATAAATGATGTTAATGGGGAAATTCGTAATTCTTATAGATTAGTTCAATTAAATAATATTTGTTTTAAATATGGGATAACTCTTATATACCCTCAGAAATTAACATATGAAAATGGTTGATTCTCTGGATTTTTTGACGCTGATGGTTCAGTTACTATAACTCAATCTCATTGACAATTATCTTTAACAGCTACTCAAAAAACATCTGAGTTACTAACACCTTTAGTAGATCTATATGGTGGATATGTTTATATCGATAGGGGTAGTTCTCAGTCTTATAAATGATATATCACTAAAAAAGAGGATGTACTTAAATTAATCGAATATTTTAAAGAATATCCTTCAAGATCTGCTAAAAATAGTAGATTACATTTAGTTCCTCAATTTTATGAATTAAAGGGTATGAAAGCACATAAAGCTGAAGCAGAAACTTATTTAGCCAAAAGCTGAAGTATTTTTTTTAATAAGTGATTAAATTATGAGTAGAATAATATATTTAAAGAGATGGTCCAAACATTGTTGTAATAAACAATGTAGCATCCAGAGGTTACGTATGTAGGCCTCTTAACGTTGCCATATGCTGGGACTGCTTCACTATATAGTTCTAAATACTCCATCTTAAATGACACAGTAAAAAAGTTAGAACAAAGAAGTAAATCAGCCGGTAATATTTTAACGAATGAAACCTCAGAGACTTTACGCGGCGGGATTGTAGTAAATTCAGAACATGTAAAACATATATCAAAACATGTTCCTAAACATTTGAAGCCTCTTAATAACGAACAATTAGGTCATTATTTAGCAGGTTTAATAGATGGTGATGGTCATTTCAGTAAAGCTCAACAATTAGTTATAGTATTTAGTTCTCCAGATGCATTTCTTGCTTATTATCTAAAAGAAAAATTAGGTAATTGTAATGTTAAAAAAGTGAAAGATAAAAACGCATATCTTTTAATAGTGTCTAAAAAGGAAGGAATACTAAATGTGCTTAACTTAATAAATGGTAAATTAAGGTCAGAAAATAGATTTAACCAAGTAATTAATAATATATTAAATCATGATAGATATAAAGGTATAAATATGAATTTTACTATGAACTTAACAGATGATTTTAATAATCATTGGTTAGCAGGTTTTTCTGATGCGGACGCTAGTTTTCAAGTAAAGATTATTAACCGTAATACGAGAAACAAGCCAGAAATAAGATTAAATTATCAAATCGATCAAAAGAATAATATATTATTAACGAAAATAAAAAATTATCTAGGTGGTAACATTGGATATAGAAAATCCCAAGATACCTACTATTATGGTTCTACTAGTTTTGGTTCTGCTAAAAATGTTATAGAATATTTTAATCAATTTAACTTACAGTCTAGAAAACATGTAAGTTATTTAAGATGAAGAAAAGTCTATATATTAATACAAGACAGAGAACATTTAACAGATAAAGGGTTACTAAAAATTATAAGAATAAAGTCCTTAATTAACCATCACGAAGAAAATACTACAATTCAAGATAAAGTCCTAACAAGAATATAAAAGTTTTTGAGAATTAATTAGAACAGACTTTGATTTAAAGTCGATGCTGTTCTGTTAATCAAAATATTTGTTACATATTAATAATCCCAGGGTTTGGTATAATAAGTACTACAATTTCAGCCAATTCTAATAAGAGCGTATTCGGTCAAGATGGCCCTTTAAAAAAATTTTTAACGCAACAAACTATTTGCAGGAATTCAGTAGATCATATACTACAAACTACTTTTTTATTTATTTTAAACAATATAAAAATAAAGCTTAAAAATGTAAAAATGTTTGTACAAGAAATTTTATTTCCTACTGGGAACCCGCCGATAACCAAAGCACCAAATTTTATAAATTTGAAATCTAAGATTAAGAAGTCTATAAGATTAAGCATGTGAGTAGGAATTTCAGAGGCCATACGTTTGTTATCGACACAAAAATTCGATAATTTAGATTTAGTTGATAATTCTATTTCTTCAGAAATTATCGAAGATACTAATATTAAAAATGAGAATCTTAAAGATTCAGATAAAAATAAGGTTTTTAATGAATGATTAGCAGGATTAATTGATGGTGATGGTTGTTTTCAATTATCAAAAAAAGGATATGCTAGTCTAGAAATAGTTATGGAACTTAGGGATAAACATTGTCTATATATAATTAAACAGAATTTTGGAGGTTCAGTAAAATTAAAGGCTGGTGATAATCATTTAAGATATAGATTGCATCATAAAACAGGCTTATTAAATATAATAAAAGCTGTTAATGGTCTTATTCGAAATCCTGTAAGAATGCTTCAATTAGGTAAAATATGCGAAAAATATAACATAGACTTAATTCACCCACAACCATTAACTTACTATAATGGTTGGTTTTCAGGATTTTTCGATAGTGATGGTAGCGTTTATATGAATGATAAATCTGGTCAATTATTTATTACTGCATCTCAAAAAAACAAATTTTTGTTAGATGCTTTAGTTGAACTGTATGGTGGAAAAATTTATACTCAGGCTAAAGTAGGAGCATTTAAATGAACTTGTTATAGAAAAGATGAAGTGTTAAAACTAGTTAATGATTATTTTAAAGTTAATCCTTCTAGATCTGAAAAACGAGTAAGATTACACATGGTTAATAAATTTTATGAACTTAGAGTACTTCATGCTCATAATGCAACACCTAATTCAGTATTAGGTAAAAGTTGAAAAAATTTTATGATTAAGTGAGATAAGATAGTATCTGGCAAAGTTTAATGTATAAATTTATTAGCAATAGAGTGTTTTTATATTATTTAGTTGATAAAGAGATGGTCCATTTTCGTTTATTTGAAAAGTATCTTGGTATGGTCTATGCCATGTGTTCTATTGGAATTTTAGGATTTGTAGTTTGAAGTTGAGTTTTGGCTTCGCCTCTTAGTGATATGAGGACTTATATTTTTTATTTCGCTGTAAGCTGGAACTGCTTAGTGCTAATTGGTACCTTGAATGGTGAAAATTCGATTAGCTATGCCCAATCAGCCGGCAATCTGTCCCTGTGCTCATCAGAGAGTAAAACACAGAGTGCTTCAGAGGCTATACGCGAAACATCTTTTAATTTTTCAGCATTTCGTCAGTATTATAATACACTATTTGTAAATGACACGCAACATCTATCCAATAACTGATTAACTTGATTTATTGGGTTTATAGAAGGGGATGGTGCCATTCAAACTTATGCGAATGGTACAAGAGTACGTTTTGTTCTTACTCAAAAGGAAAGTGCTATCCTTTTCTACATTCAGAAAAAGTTAGGAATAGGTGCTGTTAAGCATTTTCCACAAGGGAAAAGTGGGAACAAAAATGACTTCTACAGATTAATTGTAGATAATCCCTCACATATTCTTCTTCTAGCCTTTTTATTTAACGGTAATTTGGCACTTACACACAGAATACAACAATTATCTTTTTGAGTTCAAGCTTTAAACAATCGTTTTGGGTCAAATACAATTATATTGATTAATACTGCTGTTTCAGTTACATTACAAGATGCTTGATTATCTGGTTTCACCGACGCTGAAGGATGTTTTAATGTATCCATAACATCCAATGCAAGATATGCAATAGGTCATGTTATAAAAATGCGTTATATACTTGATCAGAAGGATAGTACTATCCTTCTGATCATACGAAACCTTTTTGGATTTGGTAAAGTAACTCTTAGATCCAAAACGGACGGTGTTTATCGTTACACAGCTACAGGCTTTAAAACAATGAATGATATAATATCTTACTTTAAAGTATTTCCATTACTTACTAAGAAGGCTCAATCTTTTGAGAAGTGATTAACTATTCATAATCTCGTTTCTAATAAATTACATCTCACTGAAGAAGGATTAGCCCAAGTAAGAGCATGACAGAAACAGATTAATATTGATAATGGTATGACAAAAAAAACAGGATCTGCGCATCCTTAGTGTTATTAATTAAAAGATGAAGATATAGTCCGATTCTCCTTGTGAAAGGAGCGCATAGTTATATAGCTAAGCGGGTAGATATGAGGAATATCTGCTAACACCCTGATGGGTTTTCTTTTACAGTGGGAAACCCTATTATCTATCAATGCAAACAATGATGGGTATCGCCGCTAAAAAAGCATTCGATGGAAATAATATCTCTGATTTATCTTTTGTTAAATTTAATAAACTTTATTATGAAAAATATAATACTACACTTGATCCTAATTGATTAGGATGATTTATAGGTTTCGCCGAAGGAGATGGGTATTTAGGTATTAATGAAAATATACCTGTGTTTGTATTAACGCAAAAAGAATCGAAAATATTATATGAAATAAAAGATATATTAAAGTTTGGTTATGTAAAAGAATTTGAGGATTTTTCTAGATTTATAGTTAGAGATCAATCAAGTATTCTTTTATTATTCCATTTATTCAATGGTAATATTCATCTTAAAAATAAAAACGAGCAATTAGTAGAATGATCTGTGCTATGAAATAGTAAAAATAACAATAAAGAGAAATTACTAGTAGTTACTAAACTTGTTAAATTATCGCTTAAAAATAGTTGATTTTCAGGTTTTACAGATGCTGAGGGTTGTTTTAATGTTTATATACCTAAAAATAATAAAGGTATTAGTTTAAGATTTATTGTAGATCAAAAAGACGGATTACCTTTATTTAATCAATTAAAAATTATATTAGGTTCAGGTTCAATTTATACACGTAAAAACAATAATTGTAGGTTTGCTATAACTAATATCAGTAAATTAGCTTTAATTATTGAATATTTCAATCTTTATACGTTAAGAACAAAAAAACAATTTGCATTTACAAAATGAAAAGTAATCTATAATTGTGTTTTAAACAAAGAACACAAAATACCTTCAAACATGGAAAATTTAAGAGGATTAAGTATATTAATTAATAAAGATAATGATTAGATATATCAAAAATTTGCATTAATCTTCTGATTTGGTGCAGTGGGTTTAAAATCCCACTTAGTTATTATTTTTCATGGCAACTTTCCAGAGAAACATGATACATTTCATATTAATAAGTATGTTTTAAATAATAACTGGACATGGTGAAAACGGTTAACAATGCCCTTAGTTGAAGACCGACGGTGACTTGGAGCACCGCTACAGACTGGTTCACCTACGTAGAGCTGAAACGCTCGCGAATGTACAGTCGGAACTTAGTAATCTTCTAGTTATAATGGATTGATGTAAAGGGATTGATATAATTAAATAGATTAATCGAAAATTATATCTAAATGGTCAGAACATTCAAAAAACATCTAGATATAAAAATTATATCTATCTAAGTTTGCACATGTACACTGTAGGGCTTGATGTAGACACACGAGCCTATTTCACGGCCGCAACTTTAATTATTGCTGTACCCACTGGTATTAAGATATTTTCTTGGTTAGCAACCTGTTACGGAGGTTCTTTAAACTTAATACCATCCTTATTATTTGCATTAGGTTTTGTATTTATGTTTACTATAGGAGGGTTAAATAACAACCTGATAGCTCTCCCTCTATTTACGTCCATCTTCCACCCTTATAAAAAGGGTGGAAGATGGATTCTTAGATTTGACTACTATATGCTGAGAACTTCTGACAATTATGCTACTAGAGTTTTATTTAATCTCAGTTATAAAGCCTAATTTTGAACCATCAGCAGGAAACCTAATTATATTTAATAAAAATATAGCGGGATCCTCAGAGACTATACGCAGTCCCCGATTTTTACTCCGGGAAGAGATAGTCCAAGTAAGAAAAAATTCATTAATTCTGAATTCTCGGTATAGCCAATTTACTAGAGTGCCGCTAGGAAACGCTATCATAACTCGATCTTATTCTAATTTTGGTGATAAGCAGTCTTATAACCAAGATAATATCCAAGATTTAAAGGTTGTAAAAGTTTATGATAGTTTTAAGGAAGATAGAGTTAATATACTAAAAGAACAAAGAGATAAATCAGGTGTTTACTGTTTAATAAACAAGGTAAATGGACATGTTTACGTAGTAAGTTATATTAATTTAGCTTCTAGAATGAGAAATTATCTTAATAAGGCTTTTTTAAAAAGCAAACAAAATTTTAATATGCCTATTACCAGAGCCTTACTTAAATACGATCATTCAAACTTCTCTCTTTTAATTTTAGAATATGTTGAACCTATGCTTTTAACTGGTAGAGAAACTTTTTATATAAGCCGACGACCCTTTCTGTCGTTAATGAGAAATAATAACCAAAAATCTAATTATGATGGGTTGGGTGGATGGTAATTATTTTTAACTCTGTGCTACGAAGCGTGCAGTAGATATATTTTTTATCTCGTATCTTAATAATCTGGAAGTAGAGAAATAAAAAGACTACTATATGCTGGGAAGTTATTACAATTATTCTACTCGAGATTGGCGCAGGCTAAATCTCAGTGATAAAGTCTGATTTTTAACCATCAGCAGGAAACCCACAATATTACCAAATAATTTAGTGGGGATCCTCAGAGACTATACGTAGTCCTCGGGGTATTTACCTCGAGAAGATATAGTCCAAAAAAAATATATTCATTAATCAATTAACTTTTAATAAGACCTGAATTAATAGGGTATTACTTATTAACACCTCTTATTTAACCGCTTGGCTGCCCAGGGTTAACGAGAAAAATAAAAAAGCTCCTTTAAATATCTTTTTTGAATTTTTTCTTATTGTATCAGGTACATGAACATTGGTAGAAGTTCAACACACACTAATGAGTGTAAATTTATCATATTTATATGGGTTTAATTTGGATGATCTAAATTTATTCGCAGCTTCTCCTGTACTTACTTATCTAAATGCTGACACGGATAAATTGTCTATAATCAAAGATAATAAAGGTAAATCAGGTGTGTATCGTTGAACTAATTTAACAAATGGTAAGTCTTATATCGGAAGTTCTGTAAGTTTATCTAGAAGACTTGCACTATATTACAATTTAAATTTATTAACCAAGTTTAGACAAAATAGTCTTATTCATAAAGCCATTTTAAAGTATGGTTATTCAAGATTTAAATTAGATATCTTGGAATATTGTGATAGAAAAGATGTAATCATGAGAGAACAATATTACATGGATACCTTTAAACCGGAGTATAACATTTTAAAGTTTGCGGGTTCAGCTATAGGTTTTGTGCATTCTTCTGAGGCGATCGAAAAGATACGTATGAAAAAGATAGGCCGTAAACATACTATTGAAACCATTGCTAAAATGATGGGTCGAACACACTCAGAAGCAACTAAAAATAAGATTAAGAATGTTTTAGCCTCCGAAGAAGTTAGGGAGAAGATGGTTAATGCCTTCTTAAAGCGTAAGGGTGTGAAAGTCTCAGAGGAAACTCTTGCCAAAATGAAATCCGCTCAGGAGAATAGAGATTGAGTACCCAGAGCTGGTTTTAAAGTTGAGGTTACAGACCTAACTTGTAATCTAGTAACTGAGTATGACTCTATAAGTAAGGCGGCCTCGGCTCTTGATATACCCAAGAGTACTATAGCTAGAAAAATTAAGCTTAATTCAGAAAAGCCTTATAAAAATAAATATGTTTTTAAATCACTACCTTCCCCTCGAAGCCCCGCATAAAAAAATTATGCTAAGATAGGTGGTGTCTATAACGGGTATATCTTTAGTTATGAAAGATTAATGGATTAATGAATTTTTTTTTTCTCGTATCAGGAGTTGTTTTAGCTAATGCCTCACTTGATATCGCATTCCACGATACCTATTACGTAGTTGCTCATTTTCACTACGTATTAAGTATGGGAGCTGTTTTTGCCTTATTTAGTGGATGATATTTCTGAATTCCTAAAATTCTTGGATTAGATTATAATTTATTATATTCTAAAGCTCATTTCTGAGTGTTATTCGCAGGGGTTAATTTAACTTTTTTTCCTCAACATTTCTTAGGTCAAGTAGGCCCTTTATTATAGAAATATAACAATTTGCACAACACTGTATGCTAGAAAATCTATTAGGTAGTTGGCACTATAAATAGACAATTAGCAGGAAACCAATTAGTGATTCTTATTATATATTTGCTTTAAGATACGTCTTTTTCAGATATTGATAAGATGAGATGTAGGGATCTTCAGAGACTATACGTGTTGCAACTTAAAAGTTGAAGAAATAGTCCGATAAGCATAGTAATATGCTTAATTATATCTTGCTACTTGTATATATATTTAGCTATTTACTTTATTATAATTTATTAATAAATGGTAAAGAAGATTCTAAAAGAAATTCTAAACAACTTGATAGTTCAGAAGTAAACAGTTATCCTGAACCTGAACAAGATCCTAACTCTGGACCTGAACAAGATCCTAACTCTGGACCTGAACAAGATCCTAACTCTGGACCTGAACAAGATCCTAACTCTGGACCTGAACAAGATCCTAACTCTGGACCTGAACAAGATCCTGATCAAGACGATTTTATTCAGAAATCAATAAACAATAATAATTTAATAACTATTGAGCATAAACATAAACTTAGTGAAAAATATCTGTTAAATTTGTCTAATTTAAATTATTCTACTGCCTCCCCTATATATAATTTTTCAAAAGATAAAAATACTCTTTTAAATGAATATAGAAATAAAAGTGGTATTTACCTTATACATAATAATATAAATGGTAAAAGATATATCGGTAGCGGTATGGATTTAAGTAAAAGACTTGCTACCTATTATTTCCCTTCTCGTTTGTGTGATGGGCGATATATTTCTAATTCTATATTGAAATATGGACATGGTAGTTTTTCTGTTGTTATTTTAGATATTTTAAGTAATACTAGTTCATCAATAAAAAAAGATATTCTTAGTAAAGAACAAGAATATATTGATTTATATAAACCTGTATATAACTTAAACCCTATAGCAGGGTCAAGTATGGGTTTCAAACATTCAGAAGAATCTAAAAGACTTATATCCGAGTTCCGTAAAGGTAAACCTTTGCCTGATGAAACTAAGAAAAAACTTAGTGCATTGTTTTCAGGTGAATTAAACCCATTTTGATCTAAAGTTCACTCTGCTGCCACTTTAGAAAAAATGAGTAAATCTAAAGTGGGTAAATTAAATCCTATGTTTAATAAGGAAAAATCTAAGGAGTTTATTGAACATATGTATAAAGATAGAACGGGTCCTAATAATCCTATGTTTGGTAAACCTAAAAGTAAAGAAACATTAGACAAAATGAGCAAAAAGGTATATGTTTATGACAGTAACAAAGAATTTATTATACTTTATGATAGTATTAAGTTTGCTGTAAAGGATTTACATATAGCAGCTGAAACTATTAAAAAGTACTTAGATACAGATAAAATATACAAGAATAAATACTTTTATTCAAAATTAAAATAAAATTGTTCTTAGCAAGATATAACAAATTTGCTACAAGGAATGCCACGTCGGGTAAGTGATTACCCTGATGCTTTTACAGGTTGAAACTTTATTAGTAGTATTGGTTCAGTTATATCTGTAGCTGCTACTGCACTATTCTTACAAATAGTGTATTTACAACTTGTAAAAGGTAAAGCTATTTATGGGTACATTTGAGCAGTTCCTCAACTATTTAGTGATTATTACCGTATACTTAAAGATAGATGTTCTCCTGGTTTAGAATGAGCTTTACATAACCCACCTAAACCACACGCATTTACTAGCTTGCCATTACAGTCGAGTTTTGACGCTGCTGGTGCCGCTGAAAATTTACAACAAATTGCTAACATGGGTGGCTGTCTACATGAAGTATGAAACGCAATCAAAGTAACAGGTGAAGAATATGCAAATAATCTATATCCACTTTGCGACTTCAATCCTACTACTCAAGGTGTGCAACATGCTGCAGTAAATGCAGCAGAAGAAACATTTTATGTTTGTGCAACTAATACTAATAATTGTGCAGCTGTTATATGCAATAACTGTAAGCAATCTATATTATTTATCTTACCTAATTTTTTATCAGTTTTCTACAGATCATACAAAAATATTGTTAATTCTGTCTTTATATTTTTAGGATTGGTAGTATTCTCAGTAATTTGTTATTCTTTATCTCCTGACTTTATTAATTGTGATGCACCTAGAGCTTGAGGACTTTACTTCCAAGATAGTGCTAGTCCACAAATGGAAGCTCTAGTGGAGTTACATGATGATATTATGTTTTACTTAGTGGCTATATTATTTAGTGTGGCTTGAATACAAGCATCTATTATTAAATATTTTAATTATACTAAATATTCTATTAGTAATAAATATCTTACCCACGGTAGAAAAGTGTGCCGTCTCACAAGTTTTCTAAGATTTATTGTCTCCTTTCATGTAATATATCTATTATTATTATCACTTATTCCACATCTATATAAAGTAATTTTAAACAGGATGAGTGGAAAAATCCTGTTAATTAAATACTTAAATAAAGATGTAGTTTCCAGTTTTTATCCTTCTGTTACCCTACTTACCAGTCCTAGCTATTCGGTGAGCTCAGGGGGCAAACTCACTATTCTTGCGCGACGTAGTGCTGTTACACAAATAAAAGGAGTTCGAAAATATAGTTCAAGCGAACCCTTATCTAAATTTAGAGTAATTACCACTACTAAACGAACTTATTCTTCTCAATCAGATGCTGGAAGTTTTTCCAATATTCCTCGTTCCAGAGTTCTGGCTCAGAACTTGGGTAGAAATCATATATTTTACGAAGATAGTTCCAATTTAAAAAAACTAGTTCTAAAAGAAAACAAAGGTAAATCAGGTATTTACATGTGAACTAATAAAATTACCGGTGATATTTATATAGGGCAATCTGTAGATCTTGCCGAAAGATTAAAAAGATATTTTAATCTTAATTATTTAGAAAAAAATAAAAGTTTTCTTATTAGTAGAGCATTAATGAAGTATGGTCATTCCTCTTTTTCTATTACTATATTGGAATATTGTGAAAAATCTGAGTTAAATGAAAGAGAACAATATTATTTGGATAATTTAGAGCCCGATTATAACATATTAAAAAATGCCGCGAGCTTTTTAGGTTATACACCTACAGAAGAGGCTAAAGCAAAAATAAGTAAAGCTTTAAAAGGAATTAGTCGTAGTGAGGAAACTAAACAATTAATGAGAGAGAAAGCTTTAGGTAGAAAACACTCTGAAGATACCAAATTAAAATTGAGTATCCTGCGAGGAAATCCTGTAAATGTATACGAAAAATGTGACTCTTCTGGATTTAAATTAATAGGTAGTTTTGTTTCAGCCCGAAGAGCTGCTATATTTTTAGAATTAAACAAAAATACTGTTATAAAATATATGAATTCAGGGGCGATATTTAAGGATAGATATAAATTCTCCTCTAAATAGCAGGTGGCCCGCCCCGCAGCCGCCGCTTATTAGTATGGTCGCTCTATGAGTGAAGAAACTAAAAAACTTATGAGTTTAAAAAAAATAGGTGAACTTAATCCTTTATACGGAAAATCTCATAGCAAACAATCTAAAGAACTAATGAGACAAAAAGCTTTAGGTAGAAAACATTCTGAAGAAACTAAATTGCTAATGAGCACAAAAAGTGGAAATCCATTGAATGTATATGAAAAATGTTCATCTGAAGGATTTAAGTTAATAGGAAGTTTTGTTTCAGCCAGAAGAGCTGGTAAACTTTTAGAAATAAGTGGAAGTACTGTTGTAAGATATATGAAATCAGGGGCGATATTTAAAGACAGATATAAATTTTCGTCCCGATAATAAGCAATAAGCTTAGAAAAACTATGAGTTTAATTTCACTGAATGCTGGAAGGTTCTAAAGCCTTTGATACTATAATTATCTTCCCTGTGTACAACGGGAGCCTTAGGTACCTAGAGTACTCTAGCGGGTAGGTTAATAATTATCAGTGATAACTCTTCTCCTACGGAGGGCTATGCCATAATTAGGCGACCCTCTACCGTCAAATGTAATGATGGTAGGCGGGAAAGGATGTAACAATGAATAACCTAGCAGGAAACCAAAATAATAATTATTTATATTATGAGTAGGTAATCCCCAGAGACTAAACGTGAAATATCCTGTTGATTAACTGGATAAAGATATAGTCCATATTTTTGACACTTATCGAATTAATCTGAACCATCACCCCAGCACTAATCTTGGTATTAATAGCTTTCCCTTCATTTAAACTACTTTATCTTATGGATGAAGTTACAGATCCATCCTTATCTGTATTAGCAGAGGGTCACGGTGGCCCTAAACCGTATACTATAAAAATTTAGTTAGTTTAATATATGGTAGTCGTGAATTACAACGAAAGCGATTTTGTTATTAATTAAATTATAAGATTCTAGCTAGATTCTCTAAAAGAAAAGGCTCTTGAATTTTCAGAAGTGAGCCGTCTGGAATCTAATAAAACCAAAAAAAACCCATTTTTTTTTGTTCGGCGACACAAGTGAAAATAGTTAATCTGTTTTTAGTAGAAGGGGTAATAGCTAAAAACACAAGACTATCAGTAAATTTTATTTATTGCAACAGACTGGGCCACTTGTGGGTGTTAATTTATTTAATGCTTAATGTACAGTCGGAATCTATTATTATTTTTATTAATAGGTATGCATAATGCAAATTTATCTTTGAGAGCTAGAACTTTTCTAGCCCTGTTTTCTAGACAAATCGTGACTAAATATAATATTTATAGCCGACACTTTCATATTAAGACTTTTACTCAAAATAGAATAGGTCCTCATAATCTTGACGTTATAAGTGTTTTAGTGGGTTGTCTTCTCGGTGATGGTCATGCTAGAATAAGTAAAGCTAAAGTAATTGGTACAAGGTTTCGTTTTAAACAAAGTGGTCGTCATAAAGACTATTTATTCTTTTTATATAATTTTTTTTGAATAAGAGGTTATTGTACTGATGCTGGTCCTAAACAATACAAAACCATTCTTATTAATTCTTTAAATGCAAAAAAAATTCATTATGGCTATGAATTTAGTTTATATACATTTAGTAGTTTAAATTGACTTTATAATTTGTTATATGTTGATGGTATAAAAACTATTAAACCTGAACTTATTAATTATTTAACACCTATGTCTCTTGCCTTTCTTATTATGGATGACGGGTGTTGAGTGGGAGGATCTAAAAGTGTTAGAATAGCTACCAATAATTTCACTAGGGAAGAAGTTGAATTACTTAAAAGTATGTTTGAAACTAAATTTGGTTTAAACTGTACTGTACAACTCTTATCTAAAAAAGGAGGAAATACTCCTAAAGATAAGTATTCTATTTACGTAAAAGTAGCTTCTATACCTAAATTAAGGGAGTTGGTTCTACCTTATATGCACCCTAAAATGTTGTATAAATTAGGTTTATAGTATTGGTTTTATTTGTCTTTATAGAAAGAATTCACTAGTAATTAATACAGAACAAAGTTTATATGTAACGACGCCAACCAAGTAACATACAGAAAACTGTTTTACCCTTATTATAGTATGCAAACACCTTAATTTCATAAGTTTTTCGGTATATCTACAAAAATATAATAAATTTACATCAATGATATTGAAGCTACGAATATCCAGATTTCCTAAATAGTGATGGAGATTTTGTAGAGTTTGATTCTTATTTAGTTCCAGAATCTGATTTAGAAAAAGGAGCTTTAAGAATGCTAGAAGTTGATAATCGAGTTATACTTCCTGAAATCACACACACTAGATTTATTCTTACTGCAGCAGATGTTATTCATTCATTTGCTATACCTGCCTTAGGTATAAAATGTGATGCATAAAAAAATAATGTTTGTAGGCTATTCATTATATGTGCTAAAGAGCCAAACTCCGGGGAAGCCCTAAACCTTTAGTAACCAAGGTAATTAAGGAAACTTATTACTGGCCTGATTAATGACTCAGGATAAGGTAAGATCACTAAAGATGATGGTAACAGAAATGGGCGATCGCGGATCTAAATCAGTAATTACTGTAAAAGAGCAACGAGTAGACGGTTCTTCAACACAGACTTTAGTGTTGTAAGGTGTACTCTAGTCGCCGGGATAACCGGTTCTAGAACTAAATATACTAAATAGTATTAACTATTTATAAAATAACTCTAGATTAAAGTTACTACAACGGCCTGACCTATTATTAGGCATAAGTTGTAGAACGACCCAGGTAGATCTGGGATTGAGAACCCCATAATATAAATATGCCTGGCTGTGGGAGACCCCACACTAAACCGTCAAATTGCGGGAAAGCCTTAAAGCTATTTCAACCAAGTAAGAGTGGTAACACATTTTATGGCTCACGTAATGAATTGAGGTACGGTAACATCGAAATAGATGCACGTAAGGAAATAGGTAATCCGCAGCCAACCACCTTACCCTAGCCAAGGTGGGCAGTTCATCGACTAAACGTCGGTTGATTTTTAGCATTATATACTAAATATATGCTAATTAATTTAAGATATAGTCAAACCCTATCCGAAAGGATACAGGGTAATTTCTATCATATCTAAGCTTACCCTGTGCGGGGCTTTAAAATTCGTTTATAAAAGATATATATTATAGACTATCTAGCTATCTTTAGCTTTCAAGCGAAAAAAAAATAAACCTGAGGTAAGACTTCTAAAAAGTATAGTTGATTACCCGTTAATTGGATAATTTGTGCTCTCTTTATTAGCACTCTTTATTTAGGGGTAAGGTATCCTAACTCGTCCCTATAAATATATAGGGCAAAAGGGTATATTTGATATTAAAGGAGCGCCTACCGGTAACCGACTTTTTCACCGGCGCCCGTAAGGTTTATCCTAAGAGAAAATATTTTTTTTTAGCAAAAAGAGCAGTTAGCCTTTCGCCTTGTTTTTCACGGGCACGGGAGTTTACATCTTCATCGTCACTTAAACAACGGTCAAATTTGGATAGTCTTTTGGATTCTTTTCACTTGTTCACAACTAGTCAACGCCACCCTAATATCAAAAAATGTTCTCAAATATTATTAAGAATGTATAACGGTCATACCGATCCTGTTGTAAAACTATTTATACAAAATAATTGTTTACATTTAATATCGTTAGATAAATTTACTAAGAAAATAACTCAAAGAGATTTTGTAGAATATGTGGTAGATGGTCCGGATAAGTTAGGGCATCCTAGTTTGTATACAGGAAAGTCAGGTTGCTATATTTTTTTGTGTTTAAAGACAGGTGATTACTATATAGGATCGGCTATTTGTTTATATACTCGTTATAAGACGCATAAGGTTAGAAGTAGCAGACCTGAAAGTGGTGGTTCTACTTCTTTATACATTTCAGTTCGAAAACACGGATGGCATAATTTTATTTGAAGACCTCTTATAATTACTAATAACTATATAAACAACTTTACTAAGCAAAACCCCGAACATGAATTAAGCTTAGAATCCTTGTTTATGTTACGATCAATCACACAATTTGAGGTTAGATTATACGAACAATTTTGGTTGACTCGTTCTAGACCCGAATTAAATAGTAACTATACTGTTGTATTTCCTTTTAGTAATATGGAAAAAAGTGCTTATCTGACGTATGATAGTTCTAAACCTATAGAAGTAAGAGTGGGAGATAATACCGAATTTTTAATGAAATTTTCATCAAAGAACAGAGCGGCTGTTTCATTAGGAATTCCTAAAACTACTCTAGATAGATACATTAACTTGAAAAATTTCACAATATATAGCCCTGTTTTAGAGATGGATGTTTACTTAATAGATCCTTCGAAGCCTTTATCAGAAGATTCCCCTAGTTACACTACTACGGATGGAGTGATGGCTATAACAGGAGTTGATATATATGCTTTGGCAAAAGGTAAACTTTTTGCTCTTTTACTAGACAAAAAGTCTCTTTTTGGTGTTTACGATAATCCAAGTAAAGCTGCCAAGAGTCTGGATGGTAAATCGGATAGCAGGTATATTAGTAGATATATTAACCTAGAACGACCAGTAGTAGTGGGGCAAGATAAAACACCTGTTTATTTTGTCATGAACCCTGATTGGAAATCGGATGTAGTAGGACGAATAGCTGCTCGACCTAGTGGGCGAAAAAAATCTAGGTTGTCTAGATCTATTGTTTTAGTAGATGTATTAAATCAAAGTGCTTTAGTTTTTAATACAGTCTCCGATTTGTCAAAGTATTTAGGTAGAAAGTCTCTGACGAATACAGCGTATGTTAAAAATTATATGAACCCTACTAAGTTATATAAAGGTCGTTATGAGTTTCATTACCAAAATGAATTTACAGGGACTATTACTGGTAAGGGTCCATCGTCATTATAATCATCATTTTACGAATTAATGAGGATCTAGCCTTGCGCTTTTTCCTCTAAGTATGTAGATAGAAGTTATCTGTTAAATGGATAATGTTAGGTTATTAGCTTAGCTTTATTTAGGGAGAAGTACCCTAACTCGCCCCTATAAGTATATAGGGCAAAAGGGTAGATTTGAGATTGAATCAATTTTCTGTCCTAATTAATAGATTAGGTACATTTTATGGTTGGAATAATTTACTCGAACATGTTTATTGTCATAAAAGTTTTATTTTTATAATAATTCCTTACGTAATTAGAAGAAAAATAGGTTATTCTAATAGTTGTTTATTACACGCTACGCGTGGAATTATTATGCCTAATTTAGCTAGATCCACTTTTGGTGGCAATATGCCCCCTAAATTCGTTTCTGTTTTAAACACCTGTGGTAAACAGATTAGATGAAATTCGACTAATAATGTTAACTCTGCAGAGCTAGACATTAAACCAAAAGCCTTTGAGTCTAAAACCCAGCCTCTTGACTTGAATAGGGGCTTTGTGGAAAAATTAGCCTTAGATCATATTAATAGCGGAAATGTAACAACACATTTAGTTATTAATAAATTACTTTATAATCAGAAAGTTTCTATTAGTGCTAACAAACTAAAGGAATTATCTAAAGTTAAAGGTATAAAATTCGATTTACCTATAACTAATGATAATTTAAAGAATTTTCATAACTTGGTAGGTAAATCAAAACATAAAGGTTTTGCAGGAGTATATATTTTTGAACATAAAGCCTCTAAATCTATGTATATTGGTTCATCTAATTTGCTTAGACGTCGTATGGAATATTATTTTAAAGGAGATTTTCCTTTAAGAGGTAAATTTCTTCCTATTCTATACAAGGAAGGTCTTAGTTCCTTCAAACTTGAAATTTTTAAATTGGATAATAATTTATTTAAACCGCAAGATGCTTTACTCCTAGAACAGTATATGCTTTTAAATAAACATTATGACTTAAATACATTAAGAGTTGTAAATTTTGGACCTTCCAAGGGTAAGTCTATATATGTTTATAATTTAGATTGTACAATACTTTACTATAATGCTCAATCACAAATCAGTTTAAAAAGAGCCTTAGGTATACATCAATCTTCTTGTGTTAAATTTTTAGACACTAATATTCCTTATCTTAATCGTTTTATTTTATTAAGTTTTCCTGTGTCTTATGCTATACCTAGTAGTATAGAAGTTAAGGAATTAAAAAATATAATGGACAAAGAACGTCGTTTTAGCTATGAATTAGGTACTCGAAGAAGTATACCAGTTATACTTGAAATTAAAGAAGGTAATACGTTTGTAAATCTAGCTAAATTATCAAATTCAAACAATAAACTAGAATTTAATTCTTTAACATCTTGTATTGCCTATTTACATTCTATAGGTCTAAATATTAAAAGGGATACTTTATCTAAATATATAAAACAAGGCAAGGTCTTCCATAATTTTTCTTGTAAATATTTAGATCAACATTACCTGGTTAATAATGAAAGATGTCTAGGAGAAAAAGAAAAAATAGGTTTATATATTGAAGAGTACAAAAAAAATAGGATATCTTCAGAAACTATTAAGCAAGTAAATAAAAAAAATAAGCCCCTTATTGTTAAATCTATATCTGATTATAAGGAGGAATCCTTTTTAAGTATAACGGATACAATTAAATATTTTGAGACCCAAGGTATTAAATTGGACCGAAAAATGCTTTATATTTATCTTAAAAAGGGAGGAGTTTATAAAGGATTTACATTTAAATATGTTCAATAGTAATCTATTATATAATCAAATTATGCAGAGGATAACTAATTAGTTAAGCTAATTTCGGTATCTAGCTCCTTCAGATGCTTGTATCATTAAGGAGCAAAGTTCCAATCGTAAACTAGGCGTTGGGTAATAAAATAAAATTCTTATCGACAATAAAGTGTTCTTGTAGTAAAATAAGGCTAATAAAAATAGTTCTTATTATAAATCTGGCCAAAATCAGAGTGAACCTCTGGTTATAAACCATCAAAATCGACGGGAACTCCCTAAAGCAATCTTAACCAAACAAGAGTGGTAACACATCTTGTGGCGCAGGTAATGACTCGCGGTAAGGTAAAATCAAGATTTGATAATTCAATGGGTAATCCGCAGCCAAGCACCAATTTTTGGTTTGAAAAAAAAAGGGGTGTGCAGTTCATCGACTAAATGTTGGTTGGCGCAAGCTTAAGATATAGTCAGACCCCACTCAAAAGAGTGCAGGAGAACCTCTAAAAGTATTATATAATTTTATGTTCTCTGTTAAATGGATATAAATAAAATTTATTTATATTTAGGGAGAAATACTCTACTTTGGTTTTGATAAGACCCTGGTTTAGAAGAGTAATTTGCAATGTTCAGAGATTTGTGGTATATTACATAGTTCTATGCCTATCGTTGTAGAATCTGTATCTTTAGAGGGTTTTCTCTCCTGGTTACATGAGCAGTAAAGAATTTATTAGTTTTTTAATTGAGGGTGTCGATCCTGATGATTACTCTAATCCTAGTGGAGATGACTCTAACCCTAGTGGAGATGACTCTAATCCTAGTGGAGATGGGTTTGATCCTAGTGGAGATGGGTTTGATCCTAGTGGAGATGATCCTAATCCTAATGGAGATGATCCCGACGGCGGAAGATCAGGTAAAGGTAAGGGTAAGGCGAGAGCTACCACTCCTGAACAATGAGGTAAAATTGATTATGATAATGATCGTTTTGAAGCTGACAATGATCGTTTTGAAGCTGACCTTGAAAAAGCTAGATTGGAGTCTTTGAAAGATATTGGAGAAGGACCTGAACGTGGAGAATCATCTAAACAAGGTGGAGAATCATCTAAACAAGGTGGAGAATCATCTAAACAAGGTGGAGAATCATCTAAACAAGGTGGAGAATCATCTAAACAAGGTGGAGAATCATCTAAAAAACCTACAGAATTTGCTCCAGAAAAAACTATGGAAGATGTAGATTCTAAATTAAAGGAATACGATATGGCTAAAATGTACCGTATTAATACGATACGTGAATTCAATGATATCATAGAAGCGATAAACAAAGATGATATGGATGAAAGACAAAAAGAATATTTACTAAATGAATCAATTAGACTTAGAAGTCTCGTTGAGGAATATAGTAAATATGCCGAAAACTTAAAAAATGAGCTAGATATACCTTCATCTGAAGAGAATTACAGTGAAGATTATAGCAGTGAAGATTCTTCTTCATCTGAAGAAGAATCCAGACCTTCTAAACGCCCTAGAAACTAATATTTGCAATTGTTTCTATAAATTCAATGAATTGATCTAAATAAAAAAAAACTGTTAGATTACAGTTACTTGTTATGAAAAATAAAAAAAAAAAAAATAGTATAACAGATCCCCTTTTAAGGGAAATTGCATTCTAATTATAGTAAATGGTTTTGGCCTGGCTTTGGCCTGGTTTTGGCCTGGCTTCATTGGCTTTTGCCTGCCAGAATAGTTATTATATTTGTACAGCAATTTGGGAGAAGATGAAATTTAAAGCCCAAAAAATAAATTAGCTCATGCCTATTCTTGTGGGATTGTAATCTTTAATTAATTACTGTCTTATATTTGTACAGCAATCAGTGGGATAAGATAAAATTAATATTTGATTAAAGGCAAGGGTGTTTACCAAAAAAAATAGGTTAGTTTTACAATTTAACTTTTTACATTTAATAATTTATTTAATAGTCTATATAAATTTATAAATTACTTATTGCAACATTACAATTTTTCCTGATTACAGCTTTCTAATTACAATTTTTCGTAATGGAATCCAATAATTAAATAATATATTTCATGTTAAATATATTCAATAAAAAAAAAAAAAACTCTGATGATAAATTATTAAATAATAATAGTCATACTAATAGTATTAATCTAAATAAAAAATTCAAAGACTCGCTATACTCTAATCATACTAAAAACATAGGTATTGTATACTTAATATATACGGTATTTGTAGTTTTTATGACTACTATGCTATCTATTCTTATCTTAGTGTCGGATCTTCCAGTGCAGTTTATCATAGATAAGCCGTTTTATAATAATATTTTAATTATTCATGCTACAATAATTTTTAGCTATAGTGTAATATCTGTTTTGTTATTAAGTTTACTGTTGACTGCAGGTAAGCCCCTTAAAAAAACAAGGATATATAAAAGGGTAACGCCAATAATCAGTATTCTATTCATAATAGGATTTATAAATTACCTAAAATTTAACATTGTTAATAGTATAACAATTATATGCTTATTAGTATTGTTAATAGGTTATATAATTCCAGAAATAATTAATAGTAATGGGAATAGTTATGTTGTTAATAATTCTAATATGGCTTTAGTTTATGGAACTATCCATGATCTACTAAAAGATGTTGTTAGCAGAGATTCTTTCTTGGCTAATTCGAATGAAATTTCTGAAATACATATATTTTTTATTCTCTTAGGAATGGCTATGCTTGTCGGAAATAATATATTTGGTTATTATACTTTATTTAATAAAAAAAAAGAAAATCAAAAAGAAAACCAGTCTTTATTAGATAAAATATGTAGAATATATCTAATATTTAGATGTAATCCCTTATTTTGAATAGGTGGTTTTTTAGTTTTCCTATTCTTAGTGAATTTTATTTGTAGCATATCAGGTATTGTAATAATTAGGGCTAGTTCTTCCTTATTATATATCAGTTTAATGAGTAGAATTATCTTTATTAAAATTCTTATTAGCTTTATCTTATTATTTATTTCAAGAAGTACTATTTATTGATACTCTACTATATCTATGAGTGTTTTTATGCCTCTATTTATGGTGCCTATGTCATTTATTTATTTCTTTTATGCTATTCCTATGATTGATATATTGAATAATACAATTTCTAAATACATAAAGGATGTATTCTTTATGAAAAATAAATATCTAGAGTTCATTCATAAGGCTAATTCTTCATGATTTATAGGATTAATCAGATTAGCAGGAAGTATAATAATAGCTATTGAAAACACATTTAACTTTAAATTTAAGCCAGGAAGAAACTTAATTATATTAGCAGATAAGTTATCACAAGATAACTTATCTTGTGATAACTTATTACAAGACAAGTTATTTACAGAGGAATCAGAGTTTAACAGAAAAAGATTTATACCTCCTTATAAACCTTCTAAAGTTTTAACTCCTCGTGAAGTATTTAATATTGATAAGCAAAAACATAATGAATTATGAAAGAAACTACGTATTATATCATGTTTTTCTATTGAAAATGGGTGGTCTTTGAATGCCATAAAAAATCACCCTAAAGCATTTATTTTACCATTAGGTGGGTCTATCGATGATCTTATTGGAAAAATTGGTAAAGATAAAGTAGTACAACTTATTAGAAATTTACACACTAATGACATAAGCTTAAAATTATTATTTGATAATGCAACGGTAGAGTTAACCATTTGTTCTAAGGATCCTAAACCAATAGACATAAAAATTATGAATGGAATGAATAAAGATATTTTACCAAATGATTTTTTAAAGAAATATCTTAATAAGTTATCAAATGATTCTTATTTAGCTAAGTTTAATAGCGTTGTTAATAAGTCTATTCTTGATTTTAAAAAAGTTCATGTGTTTTCAGCTAATAACTTTCAATCTAACAATCCATTTTACTATCCATTCTTTAATCAAGATTATGTACCAGATATTAATGAAGGGACTAACCCAGTAACTGGCCCTTACTATTCTTCAGAAACAAATGTTTATCAACACGGTGATACGGGCGAAGATATGGAAAATTCCGAAGAGAGTGGTGGAGAGATGGAAAATTTTGAAGATAGTGATGGACTAAGCGATGGATATATCGCTATCGATCAAAAAATTTATCAAAAATATCCAAGTATTATAGTTAATAAGGGAGATAATCCTAATCATAGAGTTGTGGATTTTGATGAAGAGATGATTCGAGGCCCTAAAAAATGGGATTATTTTTTTGAATTACTAATAGAACTTAGAGCTTCTTTACCTATGGAAGAAGCAGATAATTTTACAACTAAATTATTAGGAAGTCAACAACCTGAGAAGGTTGAAAATTTATTTCTAACTATTTTTGAAGCTTGTGATAATACTAATCCGGATGTTCCTATGGATGAAGTTTATATTTGTACTGAGAAATTTATAGATCAAATAGAAAACCTTTACCATAATCCAGAAAATCAAAGTATAGAAAATCAAAGCACAGTAAATCAAAGTACAGTTAATCAAAGTACAGTTAGTCAAAGTTCGGTTACCAATAATGATATTTCATTAATGGATAGAAATTTATATATTACTCCTCAAGATTTTACGGATCCTAAATATGAAACTTTAATATTTAAGATTACAACTCAGAAAAGTATCAGTAATACATCTCATAATTCATTTATAAAAATGAACGATCTTTATTGCGAAAATGATGCAACAGATGGATTATATGCTTTAGCTAAGGAATTGCATAATACTGCTGGTAAAAGGATGTATGGCGGCAATGAAACTGTTAATATTAACTTTTTTCTAGATCTTCTTAATAAAAAGGTTTCTATAGATGATGCAAATTTATGCATTACATCTCAAGATTTTGAGGATCCTAAATATAAAAGTTTAATTCATAAGATTACAAATCAGAAAGATAAGATAAGATCTCTAAAAATGAGCCATCTTATTTGCGAAAATGATGTAAAAGGGAGATTATATGCTTTAGCTGAGAAATTATATGGTGATGCCGGTAGAAAAATTCCATCTAATGGAGGTCAAAATACTAGTATTAACGTTTTGGTTTATCTTCTCAATAATAAGGTTTCTTCCACCTTATAGGAATCTTTAGAGAATGATACTTTTTAACGATGTGTTTATTATAACTTGTGATACAAAATGTAATTTATATTAATTTAATTTTTTTTCAAAAAAAAATGGAAAAATATAATAGGGAAGTCCGGTGATTTTAGGTAGCTTTATGGAAAGTGAGGCAAAAGCTTGGGTAATTAACAGAAACTAAAAATAATAAAAACTATTAGTATTTTATTATAACTATTAAATTTAAAGCCTGAATAAATCTTTTTTTTTTAGTTAAATATTACATAACAGGACTCGGCTTACTTGTATCCAAGTAATTTAAAATATTCATGTAAAAAAAATTATAATTACATAAAATTAAAACTAACATATAGATTTGTATATTGTATGTAAATATGTTGCTTTTTACAATTTAACTTTTCACATTTAATAATTTATTTAATAGTCTATATAAATTTATAAATTACTTATTGCAACATTACAATTTTTCCTGATTACAGCTTTCCTAATTACAATTTTTCGTAATGGAATCCAATAATTAAATAATATATTTCATGTTAAA